TCAGGCCGCGTTTCGGGCGGCCCATTCCTCGTAGGACCGCCGGGACTGCTTCGTGAGGTGCCACATGCCGTAGTCGCACTGGTAGGCACGGTTCTCGCGGTCGATCGGTCCGTGGTGCTCGAAGCGGGCGGCGTGACGGTCGCGCTTGGCCTGGGCCCGGCCGAGTGCCTTCTCGGCGGCACGGCGGTCCGGGAAGGCCCGCTTGTCGGAGCACTCGCAGGACTGGAAGTCGACGGTCTTCATAGTGGTCTCTCCTTCGGTTTCAGTGGCGGGCGATGATGCTGCGGTTACGGGCCATGCGCATGTACGTCAGGACGGTCTGACGCTCTACGTCGAGGTAGGCGGCGAGGTGTCGGGCGGGGTTGAGTACCCCGTCGATCTCGGCCTTCAGGTAGTGCTCGGCCAGGCGGACGAGGAAGGCATTCGGCACGGGGCCAGTCCCCCGGAGGGCCTTCAGCTCGGCGATGTCGGCCTCGGTCATCTTGGGGGCGCGGAGGATCTCGTGCACGGTCATGGTGGCTTCCGTTCTGTGTCATGACGCCCGGAACTTGTCGCACGGGCAGGTAGGTATCTGGCAGGCGCCTCGGGAGTTGCCGGCCATCGAGTGAGTGAAGGGCGCGTGGCCGCATTCGGGGTGGAAGCACCAGCCCTTCCAGCCCTTCTTGCCGTCCACGTTGGCGAGCATCGCGCCGGGGGCGTAGAGCTTGACCATGTGGCCAGAGCCGCCGATCGAGAGCTTGTTCGCGAAGGCTTTGACCTCGACCTCGCTCGCGAACGGCCCCCAGTTCAGGCCGCGGCGACCGTCCTTCCAGGTGTGGACGAGGGCGATCCAGTCCCGCATCTGGAGGATCTCGCCGACCTCCTTGATTACGGCCTTGGCCATCTGGTCGGCGCTCTCGAAGGTGGGGTCCTCCAAGAGCGCCTTGACCGCCTCGACCTCTTCCTTGCGGGGGGTGATTCTCATGGTCTCACCCTAACACCATGACCACACGTTTACATGACGAGCGGGATGAGCTGCATCACACGGTCGTGGAGCTGGGCGAGGCTGCCATCGTTGCGGATCACGTCGTCGAAGAGGTATCCGGCGAGGGCGTTCTCGCTCTCGTGGCCCGGCTCGCCGACCGTGGTCAGGTCCGGCCGCTCGATCGCGACGACCAGGCCGCCACGCTTCCGGATCGCGTCGGCCTCGTTGGGGAAGCGCACGTCCGTGATGACGGTCGGCCCCCACGTCCCGAAGGTGCGGAAGAGGGCGTTCACCCACACGTCCTCGCCGAGGCTCGCCCGGCCGCCCTCGGTGCCGAGGCGCTGGAGGTAGACGCGGACCTCGGGGAACACCTGCTTGACCTCCTCCCATCCATAGGTGTCGACCTCGTACTTCAGGGAGGTGAACCCGTCGCGGTACGAGGAGTCGTCGAGGACGGGGTTCATCGCGTAGAGCATGGCCCGCACGTTGTCCGCGAAGGCTCGGCGGGTCCATCCCGCGTCGAGGAGGGCCTGTGCGGCGGCGTCCTTGCCGGAGCGGGCCTTGCCGGCGAATCCGATCAGGGGGGCGTTCACTGGGGGTTCCTTTCGATCAGGTCGATACGGGGGGCGGTCACTTGATCAGGCTCACGGTGATGGGCTCGGCCTCGTCGATCGCGGTCTCGAAGGACCACTCGCCCGCCATCAGCGACTTGCGCTGCTGAAGGTTGGCGTGTCGGGCCTGGATCGCGCGGAGCATCGCGTCGACCTCGCGGTACTCGCGCTCGATCGCGTTCAGCCGGTCGAGTCGACGGGCGCGGGCGAACGTGGCGGCCTTCTCGTACACGAACTTGCGGTCGCGGCGGTGCAGCTCGACCAGGGCCCGGATGATCTCCCGCGTCCGGGCCGTGGCCCCGTCCGGGGCCGGGTAGTCGCCGATGCCGGTCTGTATGCGGCGGATGCTGAAGCGCCAGTCGATCTGGTCGGCGTGGACGATCGCGGAGTTCGCCAGGCGGGAGCCGAGGACTTCGAGCGTCCCGGACACTCCCCCGCGGCTCCACGTGTTCTGACCGTAGGCGACCTCGAAGGCGGACGGGAGCAGCTCGAAGGCGGTCTCCCCGGAGGCGCCGGGCACGCGGGGCTCGTCGTACATCGGGGCGATCTCGACGACTCCGCTCACGCGGGGGCCGGTCAGCTCGTAGGCGGTAACCCACGGCTTCGAGGCTTCGCTCAGGCGCTCGACGGTGACGACGCCGAAGGACAGGACGAGGGTGGTGGTCATGGTCGTGTCTCTCTTCTCTGTGGTGGGGTGGCCGCCCCCGGCTTTCCCTGTGCCAGGGGCGGCCTGTGTGGATGGTGGAAGGTCAGGCGCCGTAGCAGGACTGGACGGGGATGCCCTCGCCCTTGGCGTGGGTGATGCAGGACTCGGCGCACTCGGCGAAGAACGCGAGGGCCATCTCGGCGGCCTCGTCGATGTCGTCGGCGAACTCGAAGCGGGGGTTCTGCATCGGCATGGACTCGTCGCCGAACATCAGGTGCAGTCGGCGGCCCCGCCAGTAGATCCGGCCTCCGCCTCGCCAGTTGTTCGAGTTCTGCTCGTGGAGCATCGCGTCGCCCATCGGACCGCGCTCGATACGGACTCGGACGGTCGCACCATCGGACAGGGTGACGGCTTCGGTGTACGCGCTCATGGTGGGTTCCCTTCGGGTCAGGAGGAGGTGCCGGCGGAACGCGCGGCGTAGAAGCGGAGGGCCTCGCGGGCCTGGGCTCGGGCGTACGGGCCGCCGTAGAAGCCGGACACGGTGTCGACGGCCTCCCACTCGGGCTCGTCGGCCTCGGGGTCGTCGGTCTGCTCGATGACGACGGTCCACACGTCGCCGGAGAGCCACGCCTCGTACTCCTGCATCTCGGCTTCGATGTAGCCCTCGGAGAGGAGGCCGCGGTCGAGGTGGTACATCTCCTCGCCGGTCATGTACCAGAGGGAGCGGGGGCCGTTGTCGGGGCCGGACTCCAGGACGATGCCGCCGTGCATGATCGCGACGTACCGCGTGAAGGCCTCGATGCCCTTCCACTGGTTCCAGGCCAGGCGGCGCCAGATGTGGGCGAGGGGGCCGCCCTTCGGGTCGACCGGCGGGTACTGGCCGAGGTGGGTGTCGATGGTGATCACGTGGACTTCGGTGTCGGCGTCCTTGCGGGGGTTCTCGGCGTGCTCGTCGCGGACCAGGCGGGCGCGGAGTCGGCCGTCTTCGGTGGTGGCGAGGGCTTCGGACATGGCGTGTGCTCCTTCGGGGGTAGGGGCCGCCCCGGCTTTCCCTGTGCCAGGGCGGCCCGTGGTGATGTGGTCAGGCGGCCTGAGTGGCGGCCTGGGCCTCGGTGTCCCACTCGGGGACCGGGCGGCCGATCTCGGCGTACCGGGCGGCTCGCTTCGCGGCGTTCGCCGCACCCGAGTACGGGCAGCCCTTGTGACGGCGGGGAGGGGCGGGCTTGGCGCCCTTCCGGTCCCGCATGTGGGAGTAGTAGGACTCGAACTCGACGCCGCACAGCTCGTCGACCAGGGCCCAGCGGTGCTCGCTACCGGGGTAGCCGTGGTGGGCTCCGGCGCATCGGGTGCGGGTGCATCCGTCCGGCTCGTCGACCGGGGTCTCTCGGGGCGAGTAGCCCAGCTCGGTCATGCGGGCCCAGGCGGCTTCGAGGCTCGCGAGGTTGCGCGGGTTGGCCTTCATGAAGGGGGCGAGGAACGGGGCGGTCATGATGTCTCCACTTCGGGTCGGTGCGGCTGGACGGGCGGGGGACGGTCAGGCGGTCGCGGCCTCCTCCTCGGCGTGGATCTCGTCGAGCACGGCGTCCGCGTGGCGCTGGAGGATTCCGTACGCGACCTCGTGCGACTCGTAGGCGTCGGCCATCACGCGGATGATCCGGCCGTAGTTGGCCATGAAGGCGAGGTAGGGGCCGAAGGTGAGGGACTGGGCGCGGTGCATGTCCTCCGTGATCACGGCCTTCTCTGCGGCGAAGTCCTCGCCGACGACGGAACGGGTGCGGTACGGGGTGCGGTAGGCGGTCATGTCGGGTCCTTTCGGGGGGGGGTGGTCAGGCGGCGGCGGGGAGGTAGCCGAGGGTGCCGGCGGAGTCGACGGCCCAGACCTCGCCGGGGTCGAGGACGAGATCGCGGGTGGTGATCTCCGAGGCGCAGTGGTCGCAGCGGAAGCGGCCGGAGGCGGTAGCGCCGAAGGGGGCGGACGAGCACTCGGCGCAGATGACGACGATCACGGGTAGCCTTTCGAGAGGCGGTCCCTCCCCATTCCCTGTGGGGAGGGGCCGCTTTGCGTCAGCGGGCGAGGGCGGCGAGAAGGTTCTTCACGCGGCCGAAGGTGGTCAGGTACAGGGCGGCAAGGGCGGTCTTCATCAGCCCTCGGCCGTCTCGATCGCGTCGAAGAGGGCGAGCAGCTCGTCCGAGAGCCTCAGCTCGTACTCGCTGACGTGCCGGACCTCCTCGGGCGGGAGCATCTCGACGGGGAGGGCGAAGGCGAGCTTCGCGGCGGCCTCGGAGAGGTTCAGGAGCGTGTGCCACTCGTCGGTCATGGGGTCGTAGTCCTCGCGCCACTTGTCGACCTCTCGCGTGATGGCGAGGACTGCGCGGGCGGCGGTCTGGATGCTCTCGAAGGCGATCGATCCGGGGGTGTTCACGGACGGCGTCATGTCTGCCTCTTTCTGGGGGAGTTGGGGGGCCGCCCCTGTCGGTTCCCTGTGCGTCAGGGGCGGCCCGTGGTGCGTGGAGTGATCAGGCGGCGATGGCTCGGCGTCCGCCGACCCGCGTCTGTCCGAGGTCGGCACTGCGGGCTGCGGCCTCTCCGGCGGCCCTGCCGCTACCGGACCGGCGGGAGGAACCGCTACTCCGGGCGTTCGGGTATGCCTGCCGGAAGCGGGCCGCGGTGACGGCCTTCCGGTCCGCGAGGACCAGCTCGGCGCTGCGGCCGGTCGCAGTCGGTCCGGCCTCCTGGCGGGTGCGGGCCTCGATCTCCCGGAGCCGCTTGTCGATGGTCAGGATGAACCCGGCTATCCACGACTTCCGGTAGGTGATCGTCTTCTCACCCGGCCGGGGGCGGCCCTGCCGCATCCCGTTGAACATCTGAAGGAGAAGGCTGGTGAACAGCAGCTCCACCCGGTCGAGGTCGGACTCGTACCCGAACATGTGGACCTCGCCGCCGAGGTCGATCCCCTTGCAGTTCAGGGCCGTTGCGATGTACCCGAGGAGGAGCCGTCGGTCGTTGGCGTAGTTGCCAGTGATCTTGATGATGCGGTCGCCGGGCCGGTCCTGCGACGGGTCGGAGTCGGCGAGCATCGCCCGCTCGATCCCGTACTTCGCCATGAGAGCGGCGGCCTTCGCGAAGTAGGTCTGTGCCTCCTCGGGGGTGGCGGCCGGGTCCTCGGCCTTCGCCAGGATGGCGCGGATTCGGGCGAGCTTGCCGTCTTCAGGCATGGGGGTAGTCATGATTGGCCTTTCAAGGGGAGTTACTGACCTGCGCCGGTCGGCATCGTCAGAGGGGAGGAACCGCCTCCCGCTGACCTCCTTTCGGAGGTTTCGCCTTTGCGCTGGGGTGTGGGTCAGGCGCGGAGCTTGACCGTGGTCGACTGCATGACGGCCGAGTACTGGCCGACCATGAGCGCCTGTACCGTCTGGCGGTGCTCGGTGTCCTTGAGCGGGAGGACCGCCCCGAGGGCCCGGCACACACGCTCGATCAGACCGGCCATGTCCTCGCGGTCGACCAGGGCCGCACAGGCGATGCAGGCGTGCCAGATCCCGTCGTCGTCGAACAGCACCGCGTCACCGGCCCCGTTCGTCAGACCGACGACCGGCCGGTCCGGGCTGAGTACGTACTTCCAGCGGGCGACGCCGGGCAGGTTGCAGAAGTCGCAGTCCATGAGTCCTCGTTCCGGGTTGGGGGGCCGCCCCGGCTTTCCCTGTGCCAGGGCGGCCCGTAGGGGTTGGGTGATCAGACCTGCGAGGGCTTGGCCGACTTGCGGCCGGAGGTGTTCATCGCGTCGCGTACGGCGGTAAGCGCGTCCTTGACCTCGGAGAGCTGCGCGGCGTGCGCTACGGCCTGCGAGAGCTGCCAGGCGGTCACCTTGTAGGCCGTGGCCTCGGTGTCCTCCGCGTGCTCGGCGAGCCACTTCCGGCTGATGTCCGCGAGGACCAGATCGGTAGCCTCGGCGAGGACGGCGGCCCGGAGGAGGGTCTCCCAGTGGCTTTCCATCCACAGGTTCATCAGGTGGGCGCGACGCTCGACCCCGGCGAGAGCGGAGATCGCTCGGCCTTCCAGCTCCCGCCGCTCGTTCGCGGCCGAGTGGAGACCCTTGTCCGAGAACTTGCGGGCCGAGTAGCGCATCTCTTCGCGCTCGGTGGACAGGGCGAGACAGACGACCTCGCGGTGACGCTCGACGGTGCCGGCGGCGTGCTGGATCGCCGCGACGAGGGGGGACGTGCTCATGTGATCCTCACAATCGGGTGATGCGGGCTGGCATCTTCAGAGGGCAGGAACCGCCTGCCGCTGACGCCCCGAGGGGCGTTTCGCCTTTGCATCCGAGGGGGGGAGGTGGCCGCCCCTGCCCATTCCCTGTGGGAGGGGCGGCCGGGGAAGATCAGGCCCGCGCCAAGTCGCGGTTAGAGGTGACCTCCTGCACGGAGATCCCGTGCTCGTGCATCACGCCGCAGTCGTCGCCGTCGCAGTAACCGGACTCGGCGCACTCCTCGCGGAGCATCTGTGCGTGCATCTCGGCGCAACCCTGTGCGTACTGCCAGGCCGACCACAGGGAGGTGAAGCGGGACTCCGCGTCGCGCTCGTACCCCTCGCGCTGGGTGACCAGGAACGTGCCGCCCTTGACGGGCTCGACCTCCCAGTGCCCCATGAGGTCGCCGTTCTCGCGCCAGACGCGCACCTCGTGCGTCGGCTCGCACTCACCCTCGAACGTGCACCCCGTGCCGTCGCAGTAACCGGTGAAGCAGTGCCACGACTCGGCCGGGTCGCACTCGCTTTCCTGGCACGTGTCGCACTCGCGCTGGTTCATCACGTGCATGCCGCAGCACTCGCAGTCGTGGGCGCCTCGGATGATCTCCTGCGACTCGTCCTCGATCAGGTCCCAACCCTCGGGGATGAACTCCCACACGTCGGCGGGCTCGTCGTCGAGGTAGTGGTCGATGTACGTCGTCTCGCCGTCCGCGTCCTCGACGATCAGCATCAGGTAGTACGCGGCAACACCGGGGGCAACGATGGTCGACATGTGTCCTCGCAATCAGGGGTGATGCAGGGCTGGCATCTTCAGAGGGGAGGAACCGAACCTCCCGCTGACACCCCCCACCACGGCCAGACCAGGGCCGTAGGGGCACGCGGGGTGTTTCGCCTTGGGGTGGCCGCCCCCGCTTTCCCTGTGCGGGGGCGACCTGACCACACCTTTACAGGCAGGGCTTAGGAACTGACGCGCTCCGAGAGCTGCGCTTCCAGTTCGGCTATGCGCTTACGCGCCTGGTCGTAGTCGTAGGACACCTGGTCGAGGCGGTTGCGCAGGTTGTACGCAATGGTCAGGAGGTCGAAGCGCTGAACCTCGCGCTTGGCCAGGTTGACCGGGCGGGAGAGCTTCGGCCGCTCAAGCTCGGCGATCTGCTCGGCCGTGAGGTACACGGGGCCGGCGCAGTAGGTGCACTTCTCCCCTGCATCCCGCTCGGAGAGGTTCCGCTCGTAGACGTTGAAGTCCACGTGCTCGTAGCACCGGAAGTCACCCTCGGACCGCATGACCCCTACCGCCTTGCCGTACTTGCGGTCGATGTCGCTGAACACGAACTTCATGGTTCCTGCCTCTCAGCTTAGCCGCTCGATCACACCTTAACAAGCGGCTGAGATTTTCGCCGAACCGTCCGGTCCGGCGCTGCTCTAACCTTACCACATTCGCTGTGGCCTGCCGTCTCGGCCGCTTACTTGGCAGACATCCCGGTCGTTTCCGGGCGGGCATTCCCTGGTCTGCCGTTCGGCGCGGTGCCGATCGAGCTGCTCACAGCTTAACACGGTTCCGGGCCCGTTCCACAACCCCCGTTGTGAGCTGCGGTTTTGCCTGCCTGCCGTGCCTGCCGGTCGTCGTTGCCGGGCTCGTTCGTCCTGCTGTGGTCACAGCTTAACAGACTCTCGGGGCGGTGTGTCCAATCGGCCTGCCTGCCCTTCCTACGTACGTACGTAGGGACGACGACGGGCGACGACGGGCGACGACGGGCGACGACGGACGACGACGGGCAACGGTCGACGGTCGACGACGACGACGACGGGCAACGGGCTCGGCAGGCTCGGCATGCGCCGCTGTCCGTATGGCCCGGCCTATGCCGCATGCCCTGTCATGTGTCGCTGTGTGCGCTGTGCCTACCTATGGCGCATGCATGCACGTGTGCCCACATCACGCATGCTGTGTGCTCTCGATTCACTTACGCATGCGTTCACGCGTGATGTCTCGTGTGTCCGTTTCGACCCCGAACGCCGGCCTCGCACACGTGTGTCTGATGTGTCGCAAACACGCCGGCCTGGCCCTCGATGGGTGGGGATGTGACCCCTCGCCGGATTTTTTCCAGCCCGCTCCGTCTTAGCAGCTCGGATTCTGCCACAGTTCCAGGGTCGACGAGGGCTGCGCCGGCACTTTGCCGCGGCGAGAGAAGCCCCAGGTCAGCGGCGGCAAGAGCGTTCTGCAGCACCCCTCGCAGCGGTGCACAGGAACGGATGCCGGCGGTTGGGGTCAGCGCCGCCCGCTTCGCCCCTCAGCACCGCCCAGCTCGGCCGCGCTCGCCCGCCTGAAGTACGTCTCTACGTCTTCCCGCAGTGCCGCCCTACCGGGCGGCCATCGCCGCTGGAGTCTTCCCGAAGGGGCGGCCTCCGGCCGCCACAGACGTTTGCCATCTTCCCGCTGTCGGCCCCTTCCGGGGCCGCTCTGCTCCTTCGCCGCTGCTCCTTCGCCGTCGCCCTTCGGGCGCCGCCGGTAAGTGACGCAGATCACAGGCTTCCGTCTTTCCGGAATCAAGATCAACTTGCGACTTATATATGTAAGTACGTAAGTCGCAAGGCTCGCGAATAGCAGGCTTGGGCCCCCGTAAGGGGGCCACCTGAGAGAAGACGAAAGACGCGAAGACGTCTTTACGTCTTTCGCGTGTAGGGGGTCTGCTTGAAGATCCTCGAACTTTGCGCCGGGTATGGCGGCCTGGGAATGGCTGTCGCTCCCCTCGTAGGTGGACACATCGCTTACGTGGCAGAGAGCGCGCCAGGCCCGAGCGCTGTTCTTGCAGCTAGGCACCCGGATGCCCCGAACCTGGGCGACATCCGAGAGATCGACTGGGAACAGCTCGTCGGCGAGGTCGACGTAATCACCGCAGGGTTCCCCTGCCAGGACATCAGCATTGCGGGGAACCGGGTTGGAATTCGAGGCTCTCGTTCTGGAGTGTGGGTCAACGTCCTCGACGCAATTCGCGTCATACGACCGAGAGTCGCGTTCCTGGAAAACGTCTCGAACCTCCGGACGCGGGGCCTCGAAGTCGTCCTCGGTGACCTGGCCGAGATCGGGTACAGCGCGCGGTGGGTGTGCGTTCGAGCTACCGCAGCTTCGAGCCCTCACCTCCGTGACCGGTGGTTCTGTATCGCGACCCCTGAAGACGCCGACCGCGAACCTGGGCAGTAACGGGGGCGCTCGCCCTCCTGCTGAGCGTCGAGCTGGTGGCCACGGGCCGACCCTCGACGACGAGGTTTGCTACCTCCTCCCCTACTCGGATGCGATCCGGGAAGGGCGGGAGCCTGAACCTGCGGTCGACGGACCGCACTCCCCCGCTCACTGGTGGGGCGAGTACCTCCCCGCCATCCGGCAGTGGGAGGAAGTGACCGGCCGTGCCGCTCCCCCGCCTACCGAGGTGGGCCGGAAGGGCGGGCCGAGAGTCACGGTCGAGTGGGTTGAGTGGCTCATGGGCCTCCCCCTCGGCCACGTAACAGACGTGCCGGGCCTGACGCGCGGGCAACAGCTCCAGATCCTCGGGAACGGTGTCGTCCCCCAACAGGCGTCGACCGCTTTCAGGGCTCTCCTCTTGGAGGTGTGATGCCGAACTGGGCAGGCTCCGACCGGAAAGAGAGACTGCCGGCCGACTGGCCGCGCATCCGACTTCGCGTCCTGCGACGGGACGGACATCGCTGCACTCACCGAGACGACTACGGGGTGCGATGCGATGAGCCCGCTACGGACGTGGATCACATCGTGCCTGGTGATGACCATCGAGAGACCAACCTACGAGCGCTCTGCGGGTTTCACCACCAGGCCAAATCCTCTCGCGAGGGAGCCCTCGCTCTGGCCGCGAAGCGGCGACGCAACAACGCACGATTCCGCAGGACGGAGGCTCATCCCGGCCTGATCGGTTAGGAGGTGAGCCCATGCCCGGCCCTGTACCGAACCGCGAGGCCGACCTCGCCCGCCCGCGTGAGCGCAAGGGCAGTGACGCTCAGTCGGTGACGCGAGGCGTCGCCCGGCCCACGAAGATCCCGAACGCGGATCGCAACTGGCACCCGATCGCGAAGCGCCTGTGGGACTCCCTGAAGGAGTCCGGGCAGGCCGACTTCTACCAGCAGAGTGACTGGGCCCTCGCCTACTCGCTGTGCGAAGACCTCTCCTACTACAAGAAGAGTGGCAAGCGGTCGGGGCAGATGCTCCAGACCATCTACAGCGCTTTCGAGCGGCTGCTCGTCGCTGAAGGCGACCGGCGCCGTGTGCGTATCGAGCTGCACGAGCCCGCACCAGAGAAGCAGTCCGCGGCCGTGGTCGCGATTGCCGACTACAAGAAGGATCTCGGACTCGCCGAGTAGCGCCGGGGGGTGAGTCATGGCCGCGACCGCAGCCCTCACCCTCGAAGAGATCGAGGCCCTGGAGCCGGAGTTCCACGGGCCGACCTGGCAGAAGGACGCCTTCGGTCAGTGGAAGTTGCCGGCGCGCACGCTCGGCTGGCAGATCGCCGGATGGTGCGCTGAGTACCTCGACGGCGAGGGCTCCACGGACGAGGAGCGGGTTCCCTGGAAGTTCACTCGGGAACAGCTCCGCTTCCTCCTGTGGTGGTACGCGATCGACGAGGACGGCGAGTTCGTCTACAGGACCGGTGTCTTGCAACGGCTGAAGGGCTGGGGCAAGGACCCGCTCTTGGCCGTGATCAGCCTCGTCGAGTTCGTGGGCCCCTCGCGCTTCTCCCACTGGGACGAGAACGGGGAGCCGGTAGCCAAGCCGCACCCGCAAGCGTGGGTGCAGGTGACGGCCGTCAGCCAAGAGCAGACGACGAACACCATGGGCTACCTCCCCGTGCTGATGTCCGAGCGTCTCATTCAGACGTACGGCATCAAGATGGGTGCCGAGCTGATCCGGGCCGACCGGGGGCGTAAGCGCCTTCAGGCGGTGACCAGCTCCTACCGTGCGATCGAGGGCAAGCGGACGACTTTCACGCTGCTCAACGAAACGCATCACTGGATCTTGGGCAACGGCGGCCACAAGATGTACGAGACCATCGACGGTAACGCGACGAAGATGGACTCCCGCTACCTGTCGATCACCAACGCCTTCATGCCCGGCGAAGACTCCGTTGCCGAGCGAATGCGCGAGGCGTACGAGAAGGTCCGCGAGGGCCTGGCGGCCGACGTTGGCGCACTGTACGACTCGATCGAGGCCCACCCGAAGACCCCGCTGACGGCAGAGGCCCTGCGGATCGTCATCCCGAAGATCAGGGGCGACGCCGTGTGGCTCAAGGTCGAGTCCATCATCAAGTCCGTTCTGAACCTGACGATCTCGGCCGCGCGCTCGCGGCGCATGTACCTCAATCAGATCGTCGCCGAAGAGGACGCGATCTTCGGTCCGGCTGAGTGGGATGTCCTGCGGGACGACTCCAAGACGCTTCAGCCTGGCGACGAGATCACCCTCGGGTTCGACGGCGGCAAGACCGACGACGCGACCGCCTTGATAGCGCTCCGCGTCAAGGACATGTGCGCGTTCGTGCTCGGCCTGTGGGAGAAGCCGGACGGCCCGGCCGGGCAGAACTGGGAAGTCCCCCGCGCACAGGTCGACTCCGCCGTTCACAGCGCCTTCGGCTCCTTCACAGTGCAGGGCTTCTACGCCGATGTCGCCCTATGGGAGAGCTACATCAGCGAATGGTCCGAGACGTACGGCGAGGGCCTGGCCGTGAAGGCGCCCGGCAAGGACTCGATCGGCTGGGACATGCGAACGTCACTGAAGGCATCGACGATGGCGCACGAGCGCCTGATGCGCAGCGTCTTCGATCGCAAGCTGATCCACGATGGCGACCTCAAGCTCCGCCGGCACGCGCTGAACGCGCGTCGCCGGGTGAACAACTACGGCATCTCATTCGGCAAGGAAAGCCGGGAGAGCCCCAAGAAGGTCGACGCTTACGCGGCGCTCATGCTGGCGCACGAGGCCCTGGTCGACCTTCGAGCCCGTGGCAAGAAGGTCCGCAAGCGGACCGGCCGCGGGTTCTTCCTGTAGCCCTGTAAACCTGTGACCGAGGGTGGTGAACGATGGCCGACACCTCGCCTGCCGCTCTGGCGGTGCAGCTCCTCGCCATCCTTGGCCGGGACAAGGACCGGCTGACCCGTATCGACGACTACCTCCATGGTCGTCACGACGATCCGTACATGCCGGCGATGGCAGATGACGAGTATCGGCTCCTCGCGAGGCGGGCCGTCTCCAACTGGATGCCTCTCCTGGTCAACACCCCGGCACAGGCCCTCTACGTGGACGGCTACCGGGCAGGCGACGACGCCAACAAGGGCGCCGCGACCGACCTTTCCTCCCCGCAGTGGGAGCACTGGCAGCGGTCCCGCCTCGACGCCCGGCAGTCCGCCGTCTACAAGGGCGCACTCACGTACGGGCATGCCTTCACGCTGACTGAGCGGGTGGCGGGCAAGGTCCTGACGAAGGGCCTGTCTCCGCTTCGCACGTCGGCGCTGTACGAGGACGCCGCGAACGACGACACGCCTTACGCGGCGTTGTCGGTGACGGCCTGGCCGAAGGACGGCAAGCCCGGCCGGGCACGCATGTGGGACGCCAGGTTCGAGTACGCGGTGACCTTCAAGGCACTGGGCGACAGCGAAGGCGTCCGGGCTACGAGGGGCAAGCGCCACGGGTCGAGCGAGTGTCCTGTCACGCGCTTCGCTGCGGCCGTTGACCTCGAAGGCCGGACCATCGGCGTGATCGAGGTCATGATCCCGTTGCAGAACCGGATCAATCAAACGATCTTCGATTTGCTGGTCGCCCAGACGTACGCCTCGGTGAAGGTGCGGACCGCTACGGGCATGGCCCCGCCGGTCCAGCGCGACCCGGATACAGGCGAGATCGTCTACGACGAGCAGGGCAACCCGATCCCCCTGCCGATCAACCACAACGCCAAGCGGTTCCTCTTCGCCGAGGACCCCGACGTTCGCTTCGGCTCGCTGGACGAAACCCCGCTCGGGGGCTTCATCGACTCGATCGACATGAGCATCCGGCACCTTAGCGCCATCGCGCAGGTACCGCCTCACCACCTTCTCGGGCAGATCGCCAACCTCTCGGCCGAGGCTCTCCAGGCCGCCGAGACGGCGCTGTCCCGGAAGATCCAGGAGTTCCGCACCTTGTTTGGCGAAGCGTGGGAGCGGGTCTTCCGCCTGGCCGCCGAGCTGGAAGGCTCCGGCGCTGCGGACGACTTCAAGGGCGAGGTTCTGTGGCGTGACATGGAACAGCGCTCCCTCGCGCAGGCCGCTGACGCGCTGGGCAAGCTGCGCGAGCAGCTCGGCATCCCGGCGAAGGGTCTGTGGAAGCGCGTCCCGCAGGTCACGCAAACCGAGCTGGACGAGTGGGACGACCTCGCGGACGAGGAAGACAGCGTGAAGCAGCTCGCTTCCGCGCTCACTCGGGCAACACCGGAGCCGGTCACCGCGGATGAAGTGCCGGCGGCTGCATGACGAGGAAGACCAGGGCGGCTGAGACCGATGATGTCTCGGCCGCCTTCCACGTCGCGCTGACGCAGATCGGCGCACAGACCACAGCTGAGGCCCTGTCTTTGTGGGCGGATGTTCCGGTCGACCTGCGAGGGGCTACGGCTGCGGGTTGGCTCAAGCGGGCGATCACGCTCGTGATGACCAGGCGTCGCCAGTCGCGGGATCTCGCGCGGGCCTACTACCGGCTTGCCCGAGCACTCCAGACAGGGACGACGGTCGCTGACCCGTATCACCCTGAGCCCACTCACGTGACGCTCGCCGACCTTCGGCGCGAGTTCGCGGCCCTGGCCGGTACGTACAAGCCGCCGACCCAGCCCCCATCGGACTCACCTCCTCCTCGGGACTCCACGACCTCGAGTTCCGCCGGCACTGATGAAGACCCGGAAGACGACGACCAGGGCCAGGCGCCCGGCGACGGTTCGGGGCCAGTCGATGACGAGGACGAGGACCAGGACGACGACTCGGGGCGGGTCGACGACGAGGACCAGGACCAGGACGACGAGGACGACGAGGACTGGGAGCGCATCCTCGTCGAGGAGCTGAAGGGCCTCCGCGAGGAAGAGGAGCGGATCGAGCGCGAGGCCGAGGAGGAACTCCGCATCGTGCTGGAGGCCCTCGGGCCCCGCAACCTCGATCAGAAGCTCACGGTCGAGGACGCCGACCCGGACGACTCTCACCGCCAGGCGGGCGCCCGTCAGGCCGCAGCCGCCTCGCGCGTCGCCATGAACGGCGCCCGGTCCTCGAACTGGACGCACATGACCCGCGACCGGCGGGCCCTCGGGTACGTACGCCTGTCGCGTACGGGCACCCCGTGCGGCTGGTGTGCAGTGCTCATCAGCCGTGGCCCGGTCTACAAGAGCCGCGAGTCCGCCCTGTTCAAGGACGGCGACAAGTACCACGACAACTGCAACTGCTACGCGATGCCGATCTGGAATCGGGATCAGTACCAGTCGAGCGAGCTGACCGCACTGTCGCGTCAGTACATGGCCCTGTGGCCCGAGGTCACGAAGGGCAAGAGCGGCAAGGCCGCCGTAAGCGTCTGGCGGCGCTTCATCCGCCAACAGCAAAGAGCCGCAGCCCAGGAGGCGCGGCAGTCCACGAGCACGGCCCCGGAGGCGTGAAGTGTCTGACGAGAAGCCCAACGAGGAGAACCCGACCGGCGAGACTCCGCCCGGCCCGAAGCCGGACGACGAGCAGAAGCCGGACGACAAGGCAGGTGCCGGCGGAGAGTCCGGCCAGTCCGAAGACGAGCTTCCCGACTGGGCCCGCAAGGAGCTGGTGAAGGTACGCGGCGAGGCAGCCGGTTACCGCACTCGCCTGCGCGACGCCGAGACGAAGCTCTCTGCGGCCAAGAGCCCGGAGGAGTTCGAGTCTGCCCTCGCCGAGGTGAAGACGGAGAACGCCCGCCTTGAGCGGTCTCTCCTCGTGACGAAGGTTGCGAGCAAGTACGAGCTTCCTGACCTCCTCTCCGAGTCGCTGAAGGGCGAGACGGCCGAGGAACTGGAGACCCACGCGAAGGCCCTTCAGGCGCTTCTCACCCCGACCGCCCCCGAGTCCCTGGGTGGCGGCCTCAACCCGTCCGACGAGGACGACGGGGAGATGGACCCTCGCAAGCTCGCGAGGCGATCCCGGCGCTTCTAGCGCCTCCCGATGACCCCCCTCACTCAACCCCCGTGCTGACCGGCCGGGGGTTTTTCCATGCCCCCGGAGGAAGCCCCAGTGCCCACCGTTCAGCATCAGATCGTCAAGCCCCAGAAGCTCGCCGCAACCGCGGTCGGCATGCTGGAGCAGGAACTCATCATCCCCAACCTCATGCAGAAGCAGGGGATCGACCAGTTCAAGGGCGCGGAGAACGACACCATCTCCGTCCCGGTCGAGGGCGTCCTGCCGTTCCACGACTACGCGTTCCGCAACGACCGTACGAACCCGATCGTGTTCGACGAGTACAACGAGCGGAAGATCCCCGTCACCTTCGGCGGCAACGTCTACTCGGCCGTCAAGCTGACCGACGAGCAGTACGACTTCGACATCGACCAGTGGTCGAAGCTCCTGCGCCCGCAGGTGAAGGCGGTCGCCCGTGGTCTGGCCCGCCGGGCTGTCTCCACCCTGACCGGCGCCACCTACAACGTCAAGATCGGCAACGCGCAGCAGAACCTTCGCGGCGCGCTGATCGAGGCCCGACGCGTCCTGAACGCGTTCCACGCCCCGGAGGGGAACCGGTACCTCCTGGTCGGTACCGACTTCGAGTCGGCCCTCCTGAACGACGACAAGATGAACCTCGCCTCGAACGTCGGTGACGACGTGGCCGAGTCCGCTCTCCGGACTGCGACCCTGGGCGACCGGTACGGCTTCCGCATCGTGGTCGACCAGACCATTCCGGCCGACGAGGCGTACGCCTTCTCCGGCTCCGCGTTCATCTTCCTGACCGGTGCGCCGGCGGTTCCGCAGTCCGTTCCCTTCGGTGCGACGACCTCCTTCGAGAGCATCGCGGCCCGCTGGGTCCGTGACTACGACCCGACGTACATGCAGGACCGAAGCGTCGTGAACACCTACGCCGGTTTCTCGGTGGTCAAGGACGTGCTTGTCGGCTGGGACGGCGCGAACGGCAAGGAGATCATCTCGACCTCTGAGCACTTCGTGCGTGGCATCAAGCTCAAGCTCGACGACAAGAGCGACTACCCGGCCGCCGCGTCCGAGCTGGCCCAGATCACCGGCATCAGCGACGCGAAGGTGTGGACCCCGGCGGGCTACAAGCCGGAGACCGACCCCTCCAACGTCTGATCGTGAGGCGGGCCGCGTGACCTGGGGCAGACCGGGAGCGCGGCCCGCCCGCCCTTCATGGAAGGAGGTCGGGTGATGGCTTACGCCACCCTCGACGAGCTGAAGGGCCGCCTCGACTGGGACCTCGATCCCGACGAGCTGAGGATCGCAGCGGGGGCACTGGAAGACGCCTCGGACCTGGCGGTCGCCTACGGCCGCGAGTGGCCCGAGGACAAGGTGCCCCGGCTGGTACGGACGCTCGTACTGAAGGCCGCGGCGAGGTACCTGCGGAACCCGAACGGCTACACACAGAGCCGGGCCGGAGACGAGACGCTCGCATGGTCGGACATCGGCCGTGACGCCGGCACCGTGTACTACACACGCGAGGAGATCCGGCTCCTTGAGGAGCTGGCCGGACGGAAGCGCGGCATCGTCGGCGTGCCCGTCTCGGCGTGGGGCACGAAGCCGCAGAGCGTAGATGCCGGCGGATACGTCCCGGTCGACTACGGCGGCGACACCTTCCCCCTCTTCGGGGATGCGGTGAACCCCTGGTGAGCGTGCAACGCAGGCGAGGCCAGGCGGCGACCGTGTGGGCGACGCAAGAGATCGTCGACAACCGGGGGAACACGGTCATCGCCGTGGACGAGGACAACCCGATCACAGTCCGGGCCGCCTTCATCCCCCAGCGAAGCGGCAAGGCCGAAGTTCCTGGTCAGCAACAGATCAACGTCACGCGGATGATCGTGGACGCCCATGTCGAGGGCGTGACCCTGTGGTCCCGCGTCCACTGGCAGGGCCGCATGTGGGACGTGGTGACACCCCCGGCCTACCACCACGGCGACCGCCGCACTCGGCACTGGTCGATCGACATTCGGGAGCGGCCCTGATGGCACACATCTACGAGTACGGCAAGAAGGACCGAAGGCGGCTTGAGCGGCGGGTGTCGGTTCTCCCTGGCGTTCAGGCCGAACTCGACAAGAAGCGCTTCGAGATCGCGGTCAGGGCCGAGGCCCTGCTTCTCCAGCACCGCAAGGAAGGTGTCTCGGAGATCGACGTCGAGGACGGCCACGTCGACAAGTACGTGATCCTTCAGGACTCCTTCAAGACGAAGCGCGAAGCCAAGAAGCTCGGCAACGTCAACTCCGCCCTGTCCATCGAGTTTGGTCACGGCATGGTCGTCCAGAAGCGCACGGACAAGAACGGCGCCGAGTTCGAGGTCATCATCCCGGCCCACGACGGTCTCCACATCCTCGGCCGCGCGGCCAACTTGCCGAAGACGAAGCGCGGCAAGAAGGAGAAGCTCGACTAGTGGCAGGAATCCCCAACCACATCAAGGCCCTGGCGGAACTGTCGCCGGTCGAGGATCTCCTCCTCGCCGTCCTGCGCGAGGGCCTTCCGGGAATCCGAGTGAAGTCACTCGTCGACCTGCACGAGACATTCCCCATGGTCCTCGTTCGTCGAGATCCCACCTGGGGTCGATGGCAGGGCGACACCAGATTCACGGACGCCGCCCGGATCGTCATCAACTGCTTTGCGCCAGACCCTGACGGGGACGAAGACGCAGCGATCCTCTCCGAGGCCGTCCGCGTCATCATGCGGGATGCCTGGCTGAATCAAAAGGTGTATCCCCGCAGGGGCCACATCATCCGCGTGGACATGAACTCCTCGCCGCGACGGGCAACGGACTGGGCGACCGCTACCGGTCCCGTCCAGTACGCCGACCTCCCCACGGGAATCGTGCGTTACGAGTCGATCTTCGACGTGCATATCCGCAAGCCGCGGATTCGCCCCTACATCCCCTGACCAACCCAATCCACGCAAGGCCCGGAGCTTTCGAGTTCCGGGCCTTTTGCATGCCCGAGTAAGGATGCAGCCCCTTGGCCATCAACGACAACGCAACCCTCGTCGTCGGGTCTGGCAACTACCTGACGGCCCCCGTCGGCACCGCCATTCCCGCTGACCTTCTGAGCCCCACTTCGCCGTGGCAGAACGTTGGTCACACCTCTCTGGAGGATGTCTTCGGCATCACCTCCGAGGGTGGCGAGGCGACCACGATCGGAACTCTCCAGAACAAGTCGCTCCGGACGAAGTACTCGGCGCGAACGGAAACCATGACCTTCACTTTGCAGCAGTTCGACACTGCCGCTCTGAAGCTCTACTTCGGTTCCAACGCCCCCATTCTGCCGGACGGTTCGGTCGGCGTTCCGACTGAGCCGCAGCCGACTCAGGCTGCATTCCTGGCCATCTTCGTGGACGGCGATAACCATTTCGCCTTCTACGCGCCCAAGGCGGAAATCTACCGAGCCGACGACATGGCGATCTCCGACACGGAGTCCCTCGCCGGTCTGCCGCTCGGCGTGAAGCCGATCTCCTACAGCTCGAACGCCTGGACGTACGCGATCACCCCGCTCGGCGGCTCCCTCGCGACCGGCGCGACGGCCGGCAGCCCCGGCACCTTCACCCCGTCCGGCTCTGTGACCCCGGACAACCTCGGCGCGATGGTCGGCGTGATCGCCTCCCCGGCGACCGCGTGGACGACCGGTCAGCACGTCGTCCTCGGTGACGCCTCCAAGGCGTACTGGAACGGCACTGCCTGGGTCGCGGGCCAGGCGTAACAACTCCCCGGCGCGGGCGCATTGCGGACCCGCCCGCGCCGGGTGACCCCCCTTTCTCTTCGGTCCGCTTCCCCCTTTTCGCTTTCTCTCTTGGAGGTCCGCAACCCCATGGCTTCTTTCTCCCTCGACGACATCCGCGCCGCCGCTGAGCGCAAGTACGGCAGCACTGACATCGAGTTCGGCGGCGAGACCGTCCGCCTCCTGAACCCCCTGCGCCTGTCCAAGGCCCGCCGTGACGAGCTGCTCGCCATTCAGGACCAGCTCGGCAAGGACGAGGCCGACCAGGCGGCCGTGATGGCGGAGGCGATTCGCTGTGTGGCCGAGTCGGCGGGTGCCGCCGAGAAGCTGCTCAAGGAGGTCGGTGACGACCTCGCGATCCTCGCCGAGATTTTCGGTCACTACGGATCGAGCACCCAGGCGGGGGAAGCCTCGGCCTCGCAGGGCTGATCGACGAATACGGGGAGGGCCTCTATCCGGATCTGCTCTTTCACTTCGGCGTCGACTTGGCCGAGGTGATTGCAGGCCGGGGGCCCTCTCCCGCCCTCGTCCTTCTGCTTGTGCAGAGGCTTCCTGATACCTCCCTCACGATCGCTCTTGCGTCGGGCGGTCGTGAACATTTCGGCTGGGGCCAGGACCGGCATTTGGCGGCTGACGTTTTCGACGCACTGAATCAGAACACCAGGGCTACCGGCCAATGGGGCAAGGGCAAGGCTCCGAAGATCCCTGCCTATCCGAGACCGAAGGCGAAGAAGGCCGACAAGAAGAAGGCCGAGAAGCCTAAGCCGCGGACCGTCGCGGAGATTTACAAGCACTTCCAGCGGAGGTAAGCCCGGTGGCGGAAGCCCAGATTGTCGGCCGCGTAGCGGTCAAGGTGATGCCGGACACTTCCGGCTTCAAGCAGGATCTGAAGGAAAAGCTCGAAAAGATCGAGAACGACCTCGCGATCACGATCCGGACGAAGGCTGATCCCAAGGGTGCTCAGTCGGATGTCCTTCAGATCGTCCGCGAGATCAACCGGCATAACAAGGACACCGACGTTCGGAAGATCCGCTTCTATACGAAGCTGGATTACCACGGCATGGCGACCGAGGTCACGAACGCGGTCCGGGAGTACCAGAACAAGGCCAACAAGCATCGCGTCGTCTTCAGCGCCACGGGCCGCCAGGTCGTACAGGAGGCCCGCCGCACCCGCCAGGAGGCGAACGCGGAGCTGACCGACCTGCACCTTGCGGTGAACCTCGACAATCAGGGCTCCGTCCTGGCGGCGGTCGGCAAGGTGAAGGCGGCCCTCGTCGCGCTCGGCGAGACGGACATCGAGGTCGACCTCAACGAGGACTCGCTGAACGCGGCGGCCGAGCTGTTCGAGGACCGCCTCGACGAGATCGGCTCTATCGAGCTGCGGGTCGACAAGTCCTCGCAGAACTCGGTGAAGTCGGCCATCGCGCAGATCGATCGCGAGTTGGAGAAGCTCGCCGAGGTCGAGATCCGGGTCAAGGTCGATCAGGCGTCGCTCGAAGCCGAGCGCCGCAAGCTGGAGAAGGCACTCCGGCTGGAGCTGAAGGTCGACCCGCGCTCCTCGAACTCGGTCAAGGCGGCCATCGCGCAGATCGATGCCGAGTTGGCGAAGCGCAAGGAGATCGACCTCTCGGTCAAGCTGGACGACAAGTCGCTCCAGAAGGCGCGGGAGCGTCTTGAGAAGCACCTGACGCTAGACCTCACGGTCGACAAGAAGTCGATGTCCTCTGTCGAGGCCGCGCTGAAGCAGGTCGAGGACCAGCTCGACGAGCTGTCCCGCGAAGAGATCAAGGTCAAGCTCGACAAGCGGTCACTCCTCGTCGCTCAGACCCAGTTGAAGGGCATCCTCGACGCAGAGGTTCAGGCGAAGGTCACCGCGGATCGGGCCGCCGCTCAGCAGGCAGCGGACGAGATTCAGGCCCAGCTCGACGAGATCAGGGTCCGGCCGGATCTCGACGCGAAGCAGGTAGCCCAGACGAAGCGGCAGCTCGAAGCTGCCTTCGCGCAGATGCGGAACCTCCGGGCGAAGATCACCCCCGAGCTTGACGCACTGGCGAAGCGCGATGTCGAGCGGGACATCGACGACCTTCAGGACCGGATCGACAAGCTGAAGTCGGACATCGAGCCGGAGGTGTCCCGTACGGGCATCGCGGCCGTCCTGGCGCACATGGCGGCCCTGACTCGGGACCGCATCGTCGACCTGATCCCGCGCGTGAAGCTGTCGGCCGCTGCGGCGGCCGTGGCGACACTGAAGGCCCTGTCTGGCGCCCGCGTCCTGGGCGATCTGTTCCGGAATCTCTGGGACTCGATCAAGAACCTGGACAAGGCCGCCCCGATCATCGGCAGCCTGGCGACCGCGATCCTGGGCCTGGGCGGGTCCGGCATCGCCGCGACGAGCAACCTCGCCGCCCTGTCCGCGTCGCTCGCGTCCATCGCCCCGACAGCTCTCCTCCTGCCCGGCCTGTTCGGCGGCATAGCGGTGGGCCTGGGCGTCACGATCGCCGCGTTCAAGGACTTCAACAAGCGGGTTCCCGAGGTCAAGCAGGCCCTCTCCGGCCTTCAGGACGCGATCAGTGACAACTTCTGGGCGAAGGCCGAGAAGCCGATCCGGGCCGTAGTCGACGACTTGCTCCCCAAGTTCACGTCCGGGGTCAAGAAGACGGCGACCGAGCTGGGCGGGTTCTTCGGCCAGTTCGCGACGGAGCTGGGGACCTCCCTCGGTCCCGTGCTCGACCAGATGTTCACGGACCTGTCGGCCTCGATCGGCAACGCGACGAAGGGTACGGACACCTTCGCGTCGATCATCGCCCGCCTGGGCTCGGTCGGCACGAGCTATCTGCCGGCCCTGGCCAACTGGTTCGTCGACATCGCCGAGAAGTTCGACGCCTTCCTCAAGCGGAAGGGTGAGAACGGTCTCAAGGAGGACATCGACCAGGGCATCGACGCCCTCAAGGACTTGGGCTCGGTCCTCTTCAACGTCGGCGGCATCCTCGCGGGTGTCGCGCGGGCGGCCACCGCTGCCGGCGGATCAACGCTTCACACGCTGGCCGACGCGCTCCAGCGCATCCACGCGATCGTGGACAGCAAGGGTTTCCAGTCGGGCCTGACGCAGGTCTTCTACGCCGCCCATCAGGCGATGCAGGAGATCGCTACCGTCTCCGGCCCGGCGGTCGAGCGGTTCTTCAAGTCGCTGGGCGGCCTGTTGACCTCGGTCCTCCCGCAGGTCGGCGCCATCATCGGCACGGCCCTTGGCGCCGTCGCTGACGCCCTTGCACAGCCCGCGGTGACCGATGGCATCAAGGCTCTGCTCGACGGCGTTCAGAGTGCCGTCGAGGCTCTGGCGCCTGCCATGGCTCCACTGGGCGAGGCCCTCGGTTCGATCGCCTCCCTGGCGGGCACGTTGCTGTCCTCGCTCGGCCCGCTCGTCGCGGCCGTGCTGACTCCTCTGTCGCAGGCGTTCACCCAGCTCGTTCCCGTGATCGAACCCCTGGTCACGCTCCTCGGTGACGCCCTGGGCGGCGTAGTCGCTGCGCTGGCCCCGCTCCTCCTGGGCCTGGTCTCGGCGCTGACTCCTTTGATCGAGGCCCTGGTTACCGGCCTGGCCCCGATCGTCCCTCTGATCTCCGCCGCGCTCGCGGTCATGTCGGCCGCGCTCATGCCGGTGATCGATGTCCTGATCGAGATCCTCTCGGCCGCGATCCTGCCCCTGATTCCAGTGGTGCAGCGTCTCGCCGCCGAGTTCCTGCCGAAGATATCCGAGGCGTTCGCTCACGTGGCGGAGGCCCTGACGCCTCTTCTGAACATCCTGAAGCAGGTCGTCGACTTCATCATGCCGATCCTGGTTCCCGCTATTGAGTGGCTCGCAGGAATCCTCCTTGACTCACTGGTCGAGGCCCTCGACGGCGTGGGGAAGTACTTCGACGCCACCTTCGATTACGTGATGGCTGTCTGGGAGTTCTTCTCGGACCTCTTTCACGGAAACTGGGATCAGCTCTGGGGCGACATCCTGAACATCGGTAAGGCGTTCTGGAACCAGATCAAGGCCGCCTTCCAAATCCTGCTCAACATCGGGATCATCGGCGCCTTCGGTAAGGGTTGGAAGATCCTGAAGGCCGGATGGGAAGCCGGATGGACGGCGATCAGGACGTTCGGTACAAGCCTCTGGGCTTCGATCCGAACCAACTTCGCCACCTTCATGACGACCCTGCGGGAAACCCCGACTGCGGCACTGGCGGCACTTCGGAAGTTCTTCGGCGATACCTGGGTGTCTATCCGCACCGCAGCCGTAGAAGCCTGGGAGGCCGTGAAGCGGGTCTTCATGTCGAAGGTCGGCGAGACGGTCACGACGGTCAGGGAACTGCCCGGCAAGGTCAAGGCAGCATTCGGGGACGCCAAGACGCTCCTCCTGAGTGCCGGCCGCGCGATCATCAGGGGCCTGATCGACGGACTGAAGTCGATGTTCAGCTCGGTCCGGTCCACCCTCGGTGGCCTGACGGACAAGCTGAAGGACTGGAAGGGTCCGGCCCCGAAGGACGCCCGGCTTCTGTACGACGCCGGTCAGCTCATCATCAAGGGTCTGATCAAGGGCCTTGAGTCGCAGTACGACAAGGTTCGACAGAGCCTCGTCGACCTCACGTCGAAGATCCCGAAGAACGCCTCGAAGGGCCTGAAGGACCGGATCAGCAAGGACCGGACCAAGCTGCTTCAGCTTGCCGCGGATTGGGATGCCGGCGCTAAGAAGCTCGAAGCGGCGCGGGACAAGCTCGACCGGATTCGCGAGGACGCGAAGAACTTCCGCGACGAGATCCGCGACAAGGTCATCGACACGGGCGACGTGACGAAGATCGAGGACGACTCTTTCGAGGGGATCAAGAAGGGCCTCACGGATGCGGTCGAGAAGGCGAAGAGGTTCGCGGAGGTCCTGAAGAAGCTGAAGGCTCTGGGGCTCAACGCGACCAGCTTCGAGCAAATCGCCTCGGCCGGTCCCGAGGCCGGGCTGAAGGCCGCGGAGGAAATCGCCAACGCTGGCAAGGATGGCGTCGACTCGATCAACGACTTGCAAAAGGAGTTGGAGAAGTACGCCACCAGCGCCGGTAACACCGCGTCGCACTATCTGTTCGACGCCGGTATCAAGGCGGCCGAGGGTCTGGTGAAGGGCCTCGAAAAGGAACAGGCCGCGATCGAGAAGCAAATGCTGAAGATCGCGGACGCCATGGTCAAGGCCATCAAGAAGGCGCTCGATATCCACAGCCCGTCGCGGCTGTTCCGCAAGCTCGGACAGTTCGTCGGCAAGGGCTTCGGCCTGGGCGTCGAGGACGAACAGGGCCGCGTCGAGCGGGCGACGAACGCCCTCGCGTCCAGCGCCACGGCGGGCGCTGCCTCCGGCCAGGTCACGGCCGCTGTCTCTGGCGGCCTCTCGGCCGGGACCGGCCAGTCGGTCACGAAGGTTCTGAACTACTACGCGGGCTCCAACGGCGGCTCCCTCTCGTCCGAGGAGGAGCTGTTCGCGGCTGCCTCGCGGGCAAGGATGGTCGGCTGGTGAAGCTCGAACTGAGTTCACCTTCGGACAGGCTCGACCTGGCCGAGATAGAGACGGATGGAGTTGGGTTCCAGGCCCTTGCCGGCATCACCGGCTTGGGCCTGCCCCAGCTCTCCGTGCAGTGGCTCGAAGGGGCCGGGGACGGCGCCGCCTACCGTGGGCGGCGCGTCCTCCCCCGCGACATCGACATCCCCCTCGACATCGTGGGGCGCAACCGGGGGCACCTCGCCGACCTGATGACCCGCCTTGCGCGGGTCCTGGCCGACGACTGCACCCTTACCTACATCGACTCTGACGGGGTGCGCTGGTCGACTCCGGTCCGCTGGACTGGTGGCGGTGCCATCGACCCCAGCTCGGGCGAGCGGGACGTTCAGACCGTCGTCAGCCTGCGGGCCCCGAGTCCGTACTTCCTCTCGGAGTCGGCACAGACGGTCACGGTCGGCGGCACGGCGGCAGGCGCATTCCTGTCCACCCTGTCGGCGATGCCGATCTCCTCTTCGCAGGCGATCGGCTCCATTCAGCTGACGAACGAGGGAGACGTACCGGCCTACCCCGTGTGGGAGGTGACCGGGCCGGGCGACACCTTCAAGGCGATCAGCCCCACAGGCGAGACGATCCAATGGAACGGGACGCTCGCGGTCGGCGAGAAGCTGATCGTCGACATGGGCGCCGGCACCGTGAAGGACGGCAACGGGGTCAACAAGTACAGCCTCCTTGCCACGGCCCCCCGCTTCTGGTCTGTCCCGCCCGGCCCCTCGACGGCGACCGCCTCCCTCCTGAACATCACCTCGGCCTCGAAGGTCGTGTGTTCCTGGCGACCTCGTAAGTGGGTGGTGATCTAGTGCGGCAAGAGGATCTCCTCGTCGAGGTCCGGGACAAGACGCTGACCCGCGTTGGGGCGATCCCCGCGGATCTGCTCACCCTGGAAGCGACGGAAGTACACAACAACGTCGGTACGTGGAAGCTCCAGATCAACGCGGAGCATCCGCTCGCCGCCGTCCTGTCGACGCCCGGCGCAGGCATCATCGTCACTGGCCCTGTGGACGTTCTGTTCTCGGGGCCGGTGACGAGGGCCGAGACGGCGGCGAGTGCGACTGACCCCCTGGGCACGCTGACGGTCGAGGGCGTGGACGACACGGTGATCCTGTCGGACATGCTCGCGTGGCCGGACCCGGCTCAGGGTGACGTGACGAAGCAGTCCAAGGACACGGACGACCGTACGGGCCCGGCCGAGACGCTGATGCACGCGTACGTGAATGCCAACGTCGGGCCGGGTGCCCCCTCCAACCGGCGCAAGGCCGGGCTCACTATGGGCACGAACGGAGCGAGGGGCGCCTCGGTCTCGAAGTCGGCCCGCTTCGAGCAGCTCGGCGAGCTATGCACGGGCATGGCCGAACCGGCGGGCCTGGGCTTCCGTGTGGTGCAGCGCGGATCGAGCCTGGTCTTCGAGACGTATGCGGTCGCGGACCGCACGAAGGATGCCCGGCTGGGCGTCACGAACAACACGCTCGCCGGTCAGCGGGTGAGCACCTCGACCCCGCTGAAGACTCAGGTACTCGTCGGCGGCGATGGGGACGGCACGAACCGCGTGTTCGTGGGCGTGAACAATGCCGCGTCGACTCAGGCCGAGACGGACTGGGGCCGCCGAATCGAGTCGTTCGTCGACGAGCGGTCCACGACCGACACGACCGAGCTGACCCAGAAGGGTAACGAGGCCCTCGCGGACGGCGGAGCGACGATCCGGGCGGCTCAGGCCGTACCGATGGAGGATTCGGCCCTCGACTTCGGCCGCGACTGGTTCCTCGGTGACAAGGTAAGCGTCATCGTCGGCAACACCGAGATGGCGGCCATCGTCACGGGGTACGTGCTGAAGGTCGACGGCGACGGTTACCGGATGGGCGCGACGCTCGGCGACCCGACTCCGCTCAGCCCGAGCGCTGGCGCGGCGAAGGCAGCGAGGGAGTTGAAGTCTCGCGTCTCCTCGCTGGAGCGGACGGCAGAGGCCGTACCGCCTGGCGTTCGTGTCATCGCCACTACCGGTTACACGCAGGCCACCCCGCCTACGAGCTACCCGGCGAATCAGACGGTCGAGTTCTACCTCTCCGACACGGGAGCTACTGCCGGCGGATGGGACTTCGGAGGCAAGTTCGGCTTCGTCCAGACGCGGGCATGGTCCGGCGGTGACGCCGTGCAGACGTGGCGCCGGGTCCACTCGAACACCACGGCGCACGAGATGTGGGTACGGGGCGGCAATGCTTCCGGCTGGTCGCCCTGGCGGCAGGTCGGTTTCGACACCCAGCTTGCGGCTACGGCGGTCACCCAGACGACTGCGGTCGCGAGCTACCCCGAGGGGACCTCGACTCTCTACCTGACGAACACCGAGGCCACGACCGGCGGTTGGGACTTCGGCGGCAAGTGGGGAATCCTCACCACCCGCAAGCTCCGAGGCGACGCCGTACAGACGTGGCAGCGCGCGAACTCGAACTCCACCACAGAGACGTGGTGGCGATGCGGCAGCGGTACCGGCTGGGGCCCCTGGCGGAAGGACACCTTCGAGGACAGGACTCCGAAGGGCATCGTCTCGATCACCTCCATCACGGCCTCAACCCCGTACGTGGGGGACACGGCCGCGATCGTCTACACCCAGGCGTTCACGGCGGAAGCCGGGCGCTGTTACCGGGTGACGTTCCGGGCCCTGTCGGCAGACACGGATGCGACGGGCGACAACGCCGACTCGAACATCCGGTACGCGAAGCAAAGCATGCTCACGACGATCCGTTGGGCCGCCGGCACTTCCGTGACGACGAGCAGTACCTCGGCCGGTGAGATGGCCACCACGACGTTCGACGACGACAGCGTTACCGCGACTGGCATCAACCTGAACGCCTTCATCAACAACGCCCCCGCCGGCACCGTCACGGTGGGTGTGGCGATCAACGCTCGACGGGTCGCAGCTACGTACGGCCAAGTCCGCGTCCTCCCCGGCGGCGTCGGGGCGATCGTGGTCGAGGACGTGGGCGCGGCCGTCTAAGGAGACTCCCCTTTGGCTATCACCTCTTACCCCTTTGACGCCCAGGCCGTCACCGAGACGCAGTTCTCGCAGATGTTCCGCGAGTTCCAGGACTCCGGAGTCGTCGCGTCCTACGAGGCATCCGGCTTCCTGGTCTCCGCCGGCACCGGCATGGTGGTCAACGTTCAGCCGGGCCTCGCCTTCCTGCGGGGGCACTTCGTCAACTCGACTGCGATCGAGCCTGTGACGATCCCGGCCGCGAACACCTCGGTCCGTGTCGACCGGCTGGTCCTGCGACTCGACCCGTCGCTGAACTCGATCGTCCTGGCGGTGAAGCAGGGCACCGCCGGCTCGACCACTCCCCCGGCCCTGACCCAGACCGACACGGGCATTTACGAGATGACCCTCGCCGAGATCAAGGTCAACGCGAGCGTCACCTCGATCACGTCCGGAGACATCACCTCGACCCGAATCATCGTCGGGACGCGCGTCGGGTCGTGGGCCACGATCACGCGCCCCGCGTCCCCGCGCAAGGGACAGCTCGGCTTCAACAACTCGACGACGACATGGGAGTTCTGGAGCGGCTCGGCCTGGGTGTCGCTCGTCTCCTCGGTCGACTGGGCGAGCCTCACCGGCAAGCCCGCCACTTTCACCCCGTCCACGCACTCGCACCTGTGGGCGGACATCAGCGACCGTCCTTCGTCCCTGCCTCCGTCCGCGCATACGCACGACTGGGCTCAGGTGACGGGCAAGCCGACGACCTTCGTCCCGAGCGCGCACGGGCACGCGTGGACGGACCTGACCGGAGTCCCGGCCACTTTCGCCCCGGCGACACACTCCCACTCGTGGACGAGCATCACCTCGAAGCCGAGCACCTTCACCCCGTCGTCCCACTCGCACTCGTCCTACCTTGAGTCGGGGGACACGATCTCGTGGGCCAACGGCTCGAAGCGTGTCCATCAGGACTCGGTGTCGGGCTCCGGGACGTATTACGCGGTGTGGGTGCAGGGTGATGGCACCTTCGCGCGGAACACCTCGTCCCGCCGCTTCAAGCAGAACATCCGGGATATCGACATCGACCCCGAGGCAGTTCTGTCCCTGCGTCCCCGCGTCTACGACCGGCGACCCAAGGAGGAGGGCAGCGACGATTACCTCCGGGACGAGTTCGGTCTGATCGCCGAAGAGGTCGCGGAGACGCTTCCGGAGATCGTCACGTACGACGAGGAGGGGCGCATCGACGCCCTCCGTTATGACCTTCTCGGGGTCGCTCTCCTGTCTGTGGTGCAGGACCAGGCCGACCGCATCGAGCGCCTGGAAGCGCAGCTCCGGGAGCTGGCCCGTTGAGTTTTGACCCCAGTGTTCAGGTAGCGATGGTCTCTGCCGGCGGAGTGGTGACAGCCGCCCTCGTCGGCGTCCTGGTCGAGCTTGTCCGCCGTCAGGGGACAGCCATTGCCGAGGTGCGCGAGAACGCGCAGGAGGCCCGCGATCAGGTCTCCAATACACACGCCACGAACCTTCGAGACGACCTGGACCGCGTGATCGCGGGACTCGATCGCGTCCTCGAAGGACAGGCCGAGCACAGCCGGGACATCCGCGAGCTGCGGAAGGAACTGTCCCACGAACGCGCCGAGCGCCTGGCGGTGTCCGAGCGTCTCGACTCGCACATCTCGTCTGTCTCCGCCGCCTAAGACCCCTCTCCCCCCGAGGCCCTGTCCCCATGGACGGGGCTTTTTGCATGCCCGGAGGTATGTCCCCTTGAGTCTCTCGATCGTGTCCCGCAAGGCATGGGGCGCTAAGCCCTGGGACGGCAGTCCCGACCAAGTGTCCCTGTCCGAGCGGACTGAGTTCTTCGTCCACTATCACGGCGGTGTCCCCGCCCACTCGACCGGCGTTGCTGTCCCGCGCGAGGTCGAGAAGATCCACCTCGCGAACAAGTGGGCCGGGGTCGGCTACAACTTCATGGTCGACCAGGACGGGACTATCTACGAGGGCCGGGGATGGAGCCTTCAGGGCGCCCACTGTCCCGACCACAACGTCTCGGGCTTCGGCGTGTACGTCGCGATCGGCGGCGACCAGAAGCCCACGGACAAGGCCCTCGCGAGCGTGCGCGCCCTGTACGACGAGGCGTGCAAGAAGACCGGCCGGGCCCTGGCGAAGCGGGGCCACAAGGACGGCTTCGCGACGGCCTGTCCCGGCGTCCACCTGTACGCGTGGGTGAAGGACGGCATGCCCGCCCCGAAGGGCTCCAAGCCGCCGGTAGAGCCTCCGAAGGGCCCGAAGCCTCCGGCCCCGAAGCCGCCCGTGTCGCGCATCGTCGATCTGTCGGCCGGAGTGAAGCCTGGCGCCAAGCACAAGCAGGTGCGCGAGCTTCAGCAGCTCCTCATCAAGGCGGGGTACGGCCCGATCAAGGGGGCCGTCACCGACTTCTACGGCCCGGAGACCATGCGCGCAGTCGCACGTTTCCACGACCGGAACCCGAAGTACCGCACCGGCCTGCATGACCCGCGGATCGGACCGAAGGGCTTCGTCGCGCTCCAGAAGCAGGCGGGCCGCCGGTGAGCAAGCATCGCAAGCCTGTAGCCGCTTTCCTGTCCTTCCTGCCTGTCCGCTACCGCTCGCGAGCCGGGGCCATCGTCGCGGCCCTGGGCGTGCTGGTGAGCGTCCTCGCCATCGTCTACGCCGACCGTCCCGAGGTTGCCCTGATCATCCAGGTGGCGACCGCTCTCGGGCTGGTCGACGGTCCCGACTCCGAGTAGCACAGCGCCCCCCTGTCGACCCTTTCGGGCTGGCAGGGGGGCGCCTTCTTGTGTCTCAGGACTGGGACGCCTGGGCCACCTTCCGCGCTTCGATCTCCTCCATCGTGGTGATCGGTGTCCGTCTCGTCCGGCGCGCGCCCGTCTTCGCTGCGGCCTTCTTGGCGGGGGGCTTGCTCGCTACGACCGCTCGCAGCGGGGCGTCTTCCTCAGTGCCCTCCGGGTTCAGAGGGCCGAACAGGGCCTCAACAGGGGCCACATCCACGGCGCACAGGTCGCGCGTCCTGGCCTCGCCGTTCTCGGGCTGGAGGGTGTAGCGGACAGCGGGTCTGTCCCGCCGCTCACAGATGTCACACACTCGCACGGTGATCGTCACGTCCATCTCTCTGTGTCTCCTCGCCCGTGCGGAACTTGCCTCTGTAGAGATTGTCCCGCACGGACGGGGCGTTAGTCACGGCTTTCCGGTTAGGCGTTCTGAAGGCGGCTGAGGTAGCGGCTACCGGTGCGACGGTCGCGCCCGAGGAGCTTCGCGAGCGCGGGGCCGGTGACGGCCTTGCCCTGCCCGATCAGGGTGTCGGCGGCCTGGCGGATCTCCTCGTCGGTCGCGGTAGGGCGGCCGGGACGGCGCTTCGCGCGGGCCTTGGCCACCTCGTCGACCGGCGGCTCGGTGCCGTCAAGAGTGGGCTGAATGGGCTCGTCGTCCTGGTCCTGGTGCTCGTCGACCTCGGGAGCCTGGTCCGCCGGCACCTCGACGACCGCGGCCTTCGGCTTCGCAGAGCGGATGACCATGTGCGCCACGTGACCGGCGACGATCGCGGGGACGGAGGAGACGGCGGCGACCAGCTCCTTCGAGGTGGTCATGTATCCGGCCGCGATCCAGTGGGCGACGACCTGACCGGCGAGGGTCATCCCGAGGGCTCCGATCGCACCGACGATCGCCGTACCCCGGCCCTTCTCGCCCTTGCGCTTGCTCTCGGTGAACCAGACGGCGACGACTGCGTACACGCTCATGCAGACCGGCATGCCGGCGGAGACGACCTCGCCCCATCCGGCGAGGCGGGCGAGCTGGTACTCGCCGGGGGCGCCCATGGCCAGGGCGACAGAGAGGACCACGGCACCTACGACGTAGGCGTACCAGGGCAGGCGGGCGTGAGTGGGCATAGCTGTGCCTTTCAGGGGTGGGTGTGAGGGAAGTGCGAGGGGGCCGTCAGGCGCGCATGAGGGCGCGGATCTCGGCAGCGCGAGAGGTCACGTCGGGCATGGCCGGGGCGACCGGCGCGGGGGCGTGGTCGGTGATCTCGCCCGTGGTGCAGTCGATCTCGAAGGCGATCGAGCCCGTCCCGAGGGCGCACTCGGCGCAGATGCCGGTGTCCTGGCCAGCCGGGAGGAGGTTGCCGCAGCGGTCGGCGCACTCGGCGTACGACTTCCAGGCGCGCTTGCGCTCGGGCCGCTTGCGGTCGAGGCGGTCAGCGATCAGCTTCGCGGCGCTGTAGACCTTGGACGGCAGGCCAGCGGTCACGGCGTCGGTGATCTCGGTGATGGTGGCCCCGCGGTCGAGCCAATCCACCACGGCCGGGACGAGGCGGCTCACGTGCCGGTCGGACAGCTTGAGGCGGGCGTCGAACGCAGCGAGGCGGCGCAGGATGCGGGCGGCCTCGGCAGCCTGCTTGTCGTCCTGCTTGTCGCTGGAGCCCTCCCCCTCCTCAGCCCCGAACGGCGCGGCCTCGTCCTGGACGGGCTCAGCCGGAGGGAAGGGAGGGTTCTTGTCCCCGTCCTTTGAAAGATCCTTTTCCCCGTAAGGGGACGTGCCCGTGTTCCGAGTGGCCGAAGTAGCGGTGACCGGACGGGTGGGAACCGGAGAAGAAGCCAGGTGAGGAGCCTCATACACGTCCACGGTCGAGACGATCTGGTTCGTCTCGCCGTCGCGGCCGGTCTTCGTCACCCAGTACCCGAGGTCGCGCAGCTCCTTGACGGCCTTCGCGACGGCGCCGCGACCCTGCGGGTAGTTGTCAGACAGGGTGCGAACGTTCTCCTTGACCCCGTTGGGCAGGGAGAGGACAAGGGCGAGGATGCCGCGCGCCGTGTGGGACATGCGCGGGTCCTGGATCGCGCGGTTCGCGATGATCACGAAGTCGCGCTCGTGCTTCGGGATACGATGAATCTGCATGGGAGCTGCTGTCTCCTGTGCCATCCGGCCAGAGGTTGCACCCTCGTGTCCGGTACCAGGCCCTCGGAGGTTGCACCCTCCGGGGGCCGCCCCTTTTTCAGGGGCCGTTGTAAGGTTGTACTTGCCACGGCTTCGCCGTGTGATCACAGCTTGACATGGACCCCACGGCACCGTCAACCTTGATCCGTAAGCCTGATCCTCCGTCACTCCGAACGGCCGGGGGAATAGCCACACCACAAGGGGGACGCATGCCGCCGAGGAAGATCGTCAACGAGCAAGAGGTCATCCGCTGGTTCGAGGAGAATCGAACGTATACGTGGATGCAGGAGGAGTACCGCAGGAAGTACGGGATCGAGACAACGATCCCAATGTGGTCCGCCTTCCGTCGCCGTCGCGGCATCGACCGCCGGCACATGCGGGCCTCGGACCTGCTTCCCTGGCGCATGAAGGACGAGCACCGGCACCTGTACCCGGCAATGATGCTTCGGGCGGAGGCGCGCGAACGCGCAGGTCGGGGGGTCACCGGGCGCGAGGAGACGCGCCTCGCCGCCTGGCGGACCATGCTCAAGGAGGAGAACCTCGTCGTCCACTACGACGCGGATACGGAGGAGGGTTTCTTCTACGTCCCGCGCGAGGAGGGCGACACGGACATCATTCGTGAGCCGCCCCAGGCGAAGCGAGGCAACAAGCCGCAGGACTGACGTCTTACTACCCTTCGGTAGCGGTATACCCCCGTCTGATCCCGGACGGGGGTTTTCTCGTCCTTGAGGAGTACGACGCCCGTAGGGCTGTTGACCTACCGTTTACCCAGGTACGAAGGGGTGCCCGCGGGTGCCTCTTCTCACACTTAAACCGCTTTGGTCTAACGTTGACACGGGATGGACCGGGCGCGTAGAACAGATGTGCAACACAGCACTACGCAAGGAGGGGGGCGCTGCTCATGCGCGCCGAAAGCCGGGGAGTTCCATGTGCACCTTGGGTTCCATGCCAGGAACACCAGACCAGAGTGCCGGGCATCAGACCCTTGGACGAGATCAGGAACAGCCTCCCTGGTGGCATGAGGGTCGTGGGTGACCCTGCCGACTGGGACTGCGCCCTTCTGGTCCGCCTTGAACTCTCGCCCCGCCTCCTCCGTGAGGCGCTCGACCTGCTCCGCCAGGCCGGTTTGGAGCCGGTCAGCGAGGACGAGCACGAGGCGGAGATGCACGACAGCTGTACGGCCCGCCTGTGGCTGGTGCCGATCGACCCCTCGGACCCCTTTGAGAGCCCCGCTTACCAGGAGATCGCTGCGTGAAGTTCGTTGACCTGACGCCCGCCTCGACCGTCCCGCGTGACGGCTGGGACCGTCCGCTCGTCATCCCGAAGCAGGGGGGCAAGCCGAAGGCCCTGACCCGTACGACGACGTTCATCGACTGCATCGAGGACAAGAGCGCCATCTCGGATTGGAAGGCGCGGATGACCCTGGTCGGGGCCATGAAGCGCCCGTCCATGCTCGACGTGGTGAAGCAGCTCGACCCCGAGAACCCGGACGACAAGCGCAAGCTGAACGCCCTTGCCGAACAGGCTCAGGACATCTCCGGCGCCAACGTGAAGCGGGAGAAGGGGACTCATCTCCACACGCTGTCGGAGTACGTCGACCGCGGGGAGGCCCTGCCCGCCGGCACCCCCGTGAACGACCTGCGGGACATGACCGCGTACATGGGTGCGACGGTCGAGTTCACCGTGAAGGGCGTGGAGAAGTTCGTCGTCGTGCCCGAGCTGGGCACGGGCGGAACGTTCGACCGCACCCTCGAATACGCCGGGCCCGGCCCGGACGGAGAGCGCGTCGAGGGCCTGTTCATCGGCGACCTGAAGACGGGCTCCGTGCAGTACGGGGCCCTGAAGATGGCGGCTCAGCTCGCCGTCTACAGCCGGGGCGAGTTCTACGACTACACCCGCTTCCCCGTCGACCCGGCGGACCGGAAGGCGTTCGCCGCCTGGAAGAAACGGGAGGTGCCGGCGGACGAGGCCGCGACCGCGTACCGCCCCATGCCCGAGGTCTCCCAGAAGTGGGGGATCATCATCAACCTGCCTTCGGGCTCGGGTGAGTGCACCCTTCATTGGGTGGACCTTGAGATCGGCTGGGCTGCCGCCAAGCTCGCGAAGGAGATCCGCGCCATGCGGAGCGTGAAGAACGCGATGCTCCCGTGGGTGACGGGCCTCACAGATTCCAAGGTCGCTTAAGTCCAGCCCGCGTGTTAAGTTTAGACCACAGAGAGAACGAGGGAGTGAAGTGAAGGCAGACCAGGCAGAGCTTGTCTCGTCCTACGCGGACGGGACGATCGGCGTCACGATCAAGTACGGCAAGTCGTACGAGGACACCTGGGCGGTGTTCCGTGGCACCGTGGCGCAGGTCCGTGCCCTCATCATCGACTACTTCGGGTTCGAGAGTAAAGGTGTGACCGGCCTGTCCCTGAGCGATCTCGTCGTCAACGCGACGAACCTCGCGCACGGGAAGGGCAACATCGCCGCGATCCTCGACGCCCGGATCATCCCGAGCGACGCTCCCCCGTCCGCCCCTGAGTCCGCCCCGGCGGATGACCCGTGGGCGGCTGCCTCGGCCTCGCAGCCGGAGCAGAAGACCGAGAACGGGTCTGCCTGGATTCTCGGTGAGATCGAGAAGCAGAGCACCCTCGACGACCTGAAGAAGCTGTGGGCGGCGAATCAGGCGATGTTCGCCGACGCCGCCGTGATGGCTGCCTACAAGGCCCGTGGTCGGGCCCTGAAGTCCGCATGAGACAGGCAGCCCCCCTCGCAGTCCTCGTCGCGCTCCTGGCCCTCACCGTGCTGGGTTCCGTGACCACACCACGGCTCGCAGAGCCGACCCCCCATTTCCGTACAGAAGGAGAACCGAGTGCCCCTGAACTTCGCTGAGATCCCGACCGCTGGTGGCGGCTGGCTCAAGCCCAACGAGCTGAAGGACGCCCTCGCCATCATGGTCGAGGTCAAGAGCTACGAGCCCCAGCGGCCCACCCCGAACGGCCCGAAGGACAGCGCGCTGTGCGACGTGACCGTGTTCAAGGACAAGGCCGCGCTCGACGCTCTGTCCCCGGAGATCAACCAGGGGATGCGCATCGAACAGACCATCCTCGCCCGTGACCTGTCCGGGCTGGTGGGCAGCGCGACCATCGTGCAGATCACCCAGATTCCGCCGAAGCGCCCCGGCGCGCACCCGGCCTGGGTCTGGCGTCCGGTCTCTGACGCCATGGTTCGCCAGGCGGTCATGAACTACGCCGAGCAGCGCGAAGCCGCGGTGAACGCGGCCGTCGCCGAGGCGCCTGACTTCGACTGATGCTTCGGTTCTTCGCGGGGCCGATGGGCGCCGGCAAGTCAACGCTCGCGCTTCAGATGGCCTTCAACTACCGCCAGGCGGGACGCGAGGGGCTGCTGTTGACCGGGCCGAGTCGGGATGGCCGCATGTCGTCCCGGCTCGGCGTGGCCGAGGAAGCCTTCCAGATCACGGAGTCATCCGATCTGGTCGGCCTCCTCTCCGGCTCCGGCTCCTTCGCTGTCGTGGACGAGGCCCAGTTCCTCACCCCGCGACAGGTCGAGCAGCTCGCGGCAGTGGTGGACCGGGAAGGAATGGCGGTCGATGCCTTCGGCCTCCTGACCGACTTCCGGTCCCACCTCTTCCCCGGCTCTGGCCGCCTGGTCGAGCTGGCCGACGCAGTGATCCGCCTACAGGCGGATGTCTTCTGCTGGTGTCAGCGGCCGGGCCTGATCAACGCCCGCATCGAAGGAGGCCGGGTCGCCCGCTCTGGAGCGCAAGTCCAGGTCGGCGATGTCGGCTCGACGTACCGCGTCCTGTGCCGACTGCACTGGGCGCAAGGAATCGCAGAGAAAGGACAGTAGGTGCTCACTCCCGCACGGTCGCTCGCGCTGCATGCCGAGTCCGGCAAGGAGCTGCCGAGGGTCGAGGCGTTCGACGCCCTGTACGGCATGGGATGCCGCCCGCGTCACGGCGAGGTCATCATGATTGCCGGTCGCAGTGGCACCCAGAAGTCGGGCTTCGCTCTGTTCTGGACGGCGATGATGGCCCTCCCGACGCTGTACTTCTCGGCGGACATGTCGGCCTTCACCGCGTCCTCGCGCCTGGCGTCGATGATGACGGGCGACACGACGGAGATGGTCGAGGCCGGGATGGGTGCCGGCGGACGACACCGGCAGGAGTACCTCAACTCTCTCTCGGGCCTGCCGTTCACCTTCTCGTTCGGATCGCCGATCACCTGGAAGGCGGTCGACGAGGAACTCGAAGCCTGGGTCGAGCTGTGGGACGACTACCCGGCCGTCATGGTGTTCGACAACCTGATGGATTTCGACGGGGCCGAGTCGGACTACACCGAGCAGATGGCCGTCATGTCTGGCCTGACTGAGCTTGCCCGCTCGACCGGCGCGACCGTGATCGTCCTGCATCACGCCTCCGACAAGTCGTGGGAGGCCAAGTCGGACCCGTGGGCCCCGCCGTCCCGTGACCAGGTGAAGGGCGGCCTCTCGGAGAAGCCCGAGCTGTCCCTCTCCGTGGCGCTGGACCCGACCTCGCACGAGTACCGGGTCGCGGTGATCAAACAGCGCATGGGCCCCTGCGATCCCACGGCCCGCCGGTATGCGTCGATGCGCTGCCATCCCGAGGTGACGCGCTTCTCGAAGCTCGAACGGGTCGTCCCGATCGCCTCGCCGTCTCAGCCCTGGTCGCCTACGGCCGTCATCAATTCTTAAGGGAGGGGTGTAAACCTTTGAGCGAGATCACTACCCGGAACCGGGCCAACAAGCGCAAGGGCGCGGCCTGGGAGACCGAACTTCTCGCGGGCCTGCGGTCCGTGGGCGAGGACGCCGAGCGGCTCCGCCTGACCGGCGCAGAGGACGAGGGCGACCTCGTGATCCGGGAGACCGGCGGCACGTACCTCGTGATCGAGGCGAAGAACGCCGCGCTCACGCCGGGCCCGTTCCTCGACGAGGCCGAGGTCGAGCGCCTGAACTTCGCGAGGCACAGGGACCTCGACCCGTTCGACGTGGACTCGATCGTCATCGTGAAGCGCCGGGGGAAGAACTGGCGGAAGGCGTTCGTCCTGACCACGGTCGAGAACTTCTTTGGCCTGGGGGACGAGTGAGCGCCCTCACCTTCGAGGAGGCCGCCGAGTACGAGCGCCTGGTCGAGGAGCTGGGCCGGTTCGACCCGGAGACGGCTCCCGCCGCAGGACTCGAATCCCTCGGTTACGACGACGACAAGGGCTGGTTCGTCGGAAGGCGGGCCGCGTGAGGTTCGGCCGAGTCGACAACGACCAGGAGGGCGAAGGCGAAAAGCCGACGCTCGAATCCGTCCTCGAATACTACGGGGTTGATTACAACTCCATGCGGGCGACTGGAATGGTCGCCTGCCCGTTCCACGACGACAACACCCCGTCGTTCTCGTGGAACACCGACAAACAGCTTTGGAAGTGCCATTCCTGCGGGAAGGGCGGTGACTCGTTCACCCTGATCATGGAAAAGGAGGGCACCGATTTTGTCGGAGCACGAGCCTTTGCGGCCTCTCTCTCCCTCGCAACGCGAGATGCTGGAGGAGGCGACGAGCGCCTATCAGGCAGCTCTTACGCCGGGCGCCGCAAAGTATCTGCTCGGCCGGGGAATCGGCCGCGAGGAGGCGGCTACACACCGGCTTGGCGTCGTCGGTGAGCATCCCTTTCCGGGGCACGAGAGGTTCCGCGGCATGCTCGCGATTCCGTACCTCGACCGGAATGGGATGCCGCTGACCATTCGCTTCCGGTGCCTGGAAGACCACGATCACAGGGCGCACTTCCACGGGAAGTACAACTCCATCAAGGATGACCCGCCCCGCATTTTCGGGGTCGACTCGATCCATGAGGCGGGGGACACCCTCGACATCACGGAGGGCGAACTCGACCGGATCATCCTGCGGAAGATCGGGCTTTACGCGGTCGCCCTTCCGGGCGCCTCGATCTTCCAGGGCCGACACAGGCGAATGCTGGCGGGCTTCAACCGGCTTCGTGTGTGGGGAGATCCCGACGATGCCGGCGCTGAATTCACGGCGAAGGTCTGTCGGGCCCTGCGGTCCGCGAAGGGCATGCGGCTGACGGCCGGAGACGTGACAGACACCTACATGCAGGGGGGCGCTCAGGTGCTTCTCGACCTGATCAGGGAGGACGACCAGTGACCGAGGCGACGGCAAAGAAGACGGCGGCGAAGAGGCCCGCGCGGGTGGCTGACCCGCTGGCCTCGGTGGTGGCCGAGGTGCACGGCGCGGCCAAGGGGATAGGGGACCTGCCCTCGACCCTGATCGGTGGCCACCTGCCCGAGCGTGGGGCGGACAACTACCGCAAGCGCGGTGACGACTGGGACCGGATCAACCAGGACCGCGAGGCGGTGGGTCGCCTGGGCATTGACGGCCTGGCCGTTCAGGTCGCCTTCGCGGCCTTCGGCGGCAGGACTCTCGACGAGATCCGCGGTGGCCTCGTCCGCCTGGCCTCGCTCGCTGTGGCGGCCATCGGCCAGATCGACCGGGAGGGGAAGTGACCCACGTTGCGCGCGTGCTCCGCGCAGCCGCCAAGCGGCTGGAGGACCACGAACTGAAGGACCCGCTCGGCGCTGACTTCTACGTGGGGCCCGGCATCGACGAGTCGGTCCGGCTCCTTCGCCAGTGGGCCGACGACTGCGAGGCGGGCAAGAAGTGAGCGAGCCCCTGCCGGGTGAGCCCGGCCCCACACTGAAGCGGCTGTACGAGGAGCTGGAGCCGGACGTACGGGAGACCCTCGTCGTCCGTCTCCTCGACGGCTCCTCGGCCGAGCGCCTGGCCCTCGTCCTCCGCCGGCACGGGCACACCGTGTCTGCTTCCACGATCCGTACGTACCGCCGATCCCTTCGCGATGGAGTGTAAAGGTTGTCCCACTCAGAGCTGTTGAACGACCTCCTGTCGACGCCGACCGCCCCGGCCCTCCCTGGCCGCCAGACCGACCCGGAGAAGGACTTCACCCGTCAGATCGAGGTGTCCGGCGACGCGGCCGAGGTGACCGTTCGCGGGCCCGAGGGCATCGACCCGGAGTCGAGTGCGGCCGACGTGCTCCGCGCTCACCAGCTCGACCCTGCCGAGTGGGAGGTGACCGGCTTCCGGTCGTCTGAGTGGACGATGGCGAATGGTGAGCCGGGCGTCTCGGCCCGCTTCACCTTCGGCCGCATGAAGGCGTCCGCCACCTTCGAGGCGCCGAACCTCGATGAGCTTCTCGGGGCGATCCGTGCCTACCAGCCGTGGGCGCCCGAGGCCCGGCCCGAGGGTGAGTGGACGTACGTCGTCGCCCTGGGCGACATGCAGTTCGGCAAGGTCGACGGGGACGGGATCGAGGGCACGGTTCACCGCGCCGTCCAGTCGATCAACCGGGCCGCCGATCTGCTGGAGCTGTACCGCTCTCGCTTCCAGATCGGGCACGTCCACCTGGCATGGCTCGGCGATCACGTCGAGGGCTTCGTCTCGCAGGGTGGGGCGAACTCCTGGCGTACGGGCCTGACCCTCACGGAACAGATCCGCATCACCCGCCGCGTGATGGCGCATGCCGCCCTGACGTTCGCGCCCCTGGCCATGCGGGTGACGATGGCCGCCGTCCCCGGCAACCACGGCGAGGCCGTACGGATCAACGGCAAGGGCGTCACGAGGTACGACGACTCGCACGACACGGACTGCCTCATCGCGGTCAGTGAGGCCCTGACGCTGGCCCCCGAGGACTTCGGCCACGTCGAGGTGTACGTACCCGACACGGACGAACTGACGGTCGTCGTCGACTGCTCGGGGACCGTCGTCGCCCACGCCCACGGACACCAGTGGAAGTCCGGCCGCCACTTCGATTGGTGGCGGGGCCAGGCGTTCGACAAGGGCTCGGCGATGCACACCGCGGATCTCCTCCTCGCCGGTCACCTCCATCACGAGCTGATCGACACGGACGGGCCGAGGACGTTCGTCCAGGTGCCGGCGATGGAGTCCGAGTCGACGTGGTGGCGGCACCGCACCGGTACCCGTGGGGCTCCGGGCCTGATGGTCCTGGTCACGAAGGACGGCGAGGTACCGGTGAAGGAGGTCGTCAGGTGACCGACTCCCCCGACTGGCGAGTCCTCGACCTGCCCGAGGTCGTGGCCCTGGCAGGCCGGGCCGCCCGCCGTATCGCGGACGGCTACGAGGACACGCTGACGATGGAGTACGAGGACGCCCGGCAAGAGGCCCTGATCATCCTGGCGACGAAGCCGGGGATGGTGAACGAGTGCCTTGCCGACCCCTCGCTCGGCCTGGGCGTGCTTTATCACCGCCTCGTCCTCGACCTGATGGACCGCGTGAAGACCCTGGCCAAGTACCGGTGTCGACACATCTCGTACGAGACGGCCTGCGATGCGGCCGAGAAGGGGCGCCTGTGAGCGGGTACGACCGGCGGCTTGTCGAGCACCTGATGCCGGCGGTGTGGGACGGGGAAGCCGCGTACGGCATCCGCAACCCCACGGCCCCGGACCCGGACATGCCGAAGGGGACCGTCGACAAGAAGTCCGCAGGAGTGCTGTTCGCCCACCTCGCCGATATCCGGCGGGGCTGGGCGACGGCCCCGCTCTCCCTGGTCGAGAAGCGGGCGCTGTTCATGCACTTCGCCCTCGACTGGGACGACCGGCGGATAGCGGCCCGTGAGGCAGTGACCGACCGGGCCGTCCGCTACCGCCTTGAGCGTGGCGTCGGCAAGCTCGCCGCCCACCTCAACGGCACTGACTACATCGACAGTTACGACGAAATGGAGGCCGCAGCTTGAGCGAGCAGATACCCAAGGGCGTGGTCGAGTACTGGGACGACGCGACCCAGACCTACTACGAGCGGCTGTCGGACGGGACGGTCATGTCCCGGCCTTACAGCGAAGGCGAGATGGCCGCGCTTGCGGCCCGCCAGGGCCTCGACGCCCTTCAGGCCGAGGCTCTGGCCGCGCTCACGTACATGGACGAGCGGATCGATCTGTGCCTCGCCTTTCTGGCGAAGCCCGCCCCTACCCCGGAGGAGACGGCCGCACAGATCGCGGTCCTGTCCGACCTCTCGGCGTACACCGCCGGAGCCACGAAGCGGCTCATCAAGGTCTTCTCCGTGATGCTCAACCGGCCGATCGCGTGACCGAGCCCGACCCCGCACACACCCCCAGCAAGGAGAGCACCATCAGCACCATCGCCGTCCCGTTCGGGCCCACTGGCCAGACCGTCTATGAGCGCACATACAGCCGTACGAAGGCTGACGGCTCCCGCGAGGTCTGGCCCGAGACGGTCCGTCGTGTGGCCGCCGGCAACCTCGGCCTCGTCTACGGTCCGGCCGAGACGTGGAACGCCGACGTGAAGGCCGAGCATGACGAGCTGGTCTCCCTCATGGACCGCTTCGCCATCATCCCGGCAGGCCGCCACCTGTGGGCGAGCGGCATCAGGGGTAGGCAGTACCTCTTCAACTGCCACGTCTCGGGCTGGGGCGAGAAGCTCAGCCGGCACTACGAGTTCAGCTTCATGCGGCTCATGGAAGGTGGCGGTGTCGGAGCGAACTACAGCTCCCGCTTCCTCATGCCGTACGGGGCGCCTCGCCGGGCCCTGACCGTGCACATCGTGTGCGACCCGAGCCACCCCGACTTCAAGGACATGGCAGCCGCGGGCATCCTCTCGGACGCCTACGACTCCGACTGGGACGGCGCCTTCGAGGTCGAGGACTCGCGCGAAGGCTGGGCTGACGCCCTGGTCGACCTGATCGACACCTTCATGACCGACGACGAGGTGAAGCACAGCGACCGCGTGTACGACGTGTCGCGCGTGCGCGGCAAGGGCGCCCGCCTGAAGACGTTCGGCGGTGTCGCCTCGGGCCCGGCCCCCTTCGGTCGCATGATGCAGGAGATCGGCCGCGTCCTGTCGGAGGCGTCCGGCAAGCAGTTCTGCGGCTTCGGCTTCTGCTCGAAGGCCCTGTGCGGCGACTGCGACCGGCCCCGTCACCTGACCCCCGTCGAGGCGATGGAGATCGACCACGCCATTGCCGAGTGCGTGGTGTCCGGCGGCAACCGACGCTCGGCCCGCATGGCGATCTGCCATTGGGCGGACCCGTACATCGAGCAGTTCCTCTCGGCCAAGGAGGACACCTCGAAGCACTGGACTACGAACGTGTCGGTCGAGATCGACAGCGACTTCACCGAGTACCTGTCCGGCCGCAGGGACGACGAGTTCGGGCCTGGCGGTACCGAGCTGGCCCGCCTGGTCCATCGCCGCGTGGTCGAGGGCATGCTCCGGAACGGTGAGCCGGGCTACTGGAACAGCACGCTCACGAACGTGGGCGAGGTGGGCCAGGTCATCGCCACCAATCCGTGCGGCGAGATCGGACTCGAAGCCTGGGAGAACTGCAACTTGGGGCATATCAACCTGGATGCGTTCGTAGTGGACGGGCACCAGGCGTACGACGAGAGCGGCCTCGCGCGGGCGCACGAGCTGATGACCCGCTTCCTGATACGCGCGACGTACGGCGACGTGAACGACGCCGAGCAGGCCGAGCGCCTGGCCGCGAACAGGAGGATTGGCGTCGGCCACCTGGGCGTTCAGGGCTTCCTCGCCAAGCAGGGCATCCGCTACAGCGAAGCGCCGGCACACACCCGCTTCCGCATGCTCCTGCGCAGCCTGGCCCGTTCGGTCCGCAAGGCCGCCCGCGAGTACGCCTTCGAGCTGCGCATCCCCGAGCCGGTCAAGACGACGACGGTCGCCCCGACTGGCACCGTGGCCAAGCTCCCTGGCGTGACCGAGGGCATCCACCCGATCTACGCGAGGACGTTCCTGCGGCGCGTCCGCTTCTCCGTGGCCGACCCGCATCAGGCCGCGAAGGTCGAGGAGTTCCGGGCCGAGGGGTACGACGTGGAGCCGTGCGTCTACGACGCTTCAGGGAACACGATGGTCGTCACGTTCCCGACGCTGGACAAGCTCGTCGAGGAGGTGGAGTCGCTCGGGTACCCGGCCGATCTGGTCGAGTCTGCCGACGAGCTGTCTCTCGATCAGCTCCTCGCCTTCCAGGCGATGTATCAGGCGGAGTGGGCGGACAACGCGGTGAGCTTCACCGCGAACGTGCCCGAGGGCCTGGACGTGGACGACACCATGGACGTGATCGAGAAGTGGCTCCCCCACCTGAAGGGGACCACGATCATGGTCGACGGGACGAGGCCGCAGGCGCCCTACGAGCGCATCTCTCGGGCCCAGTTCGACGGGTACGCGCTATTCCGGATCGAGGACTCGACCGACGAGGATTGCGCGTCGGGGGCCTGCCCTATTCGTTGATCGCGGTGTAAACATTTGACCGGCTGGACCTTCTAAATTTGAGGGTCCGGCCGGTCCATTTCGCGTTAAGGTTGGTGCCATGAAGATGACTTGGGCGCTGGCCGGGCAGCACGTGGATCAGTGGATGGGCGATGACTTCACCGAGGCCGCAGCGGTCTTCCGTACTCGGGTCATCGCAACCATGCTCGCGGTCGGCATGAAGGCGGAAATCCGCGAGACGTTCTACGAGAACTTCATCGCGCCCATCGGGGAGAGCATCGCCGGGCAGGGTCGCGAGGCGATCGAGGCCGGGCAGGAGTGGGACACCGCTCGCGGCCCCATCCTCCTCGCCCTGGCCCCCGCGGCTTAGTCCCAACTCGAAGGCCCTCGGCTTGCGTTGTGTAGCAAGACGGGGGCCTTTGCTCTGCCTGGCGTCCTTGACCGGGCGCCCGCGCAGGGGTGAAGTTACTGCAAGCTCATGCAACCCGCTCGACAGGTGAGGTCACCATGGCTCTACGGTTCATCGGTATCGACCCCAACACGGGCGGCGGGAACTGCCCCGCCGTATGGGTCGACGAAGAGAGGGGCGAGATCGTCCTTCAGGGATGGAAGGCTGACGAGGCGACGACGGCCCGGACTCGGCAGGACAGCCCGCTGCCTGACACTGAGGCGGTGATCCGTCTCCCTGTCCGCATGGCCGAGATCGTGAGGAAGGCTCTTGATGACGCCGAAGGCTCCAGTTCCTAGCTTCGACGAGCTTCTCTCCTCCGCGACGCGTTCCGCTCTCCATCTGGAGATGCGGGACGTGTACGCGGTGGCCGAGGAGGAAGAGGAAGTGCGCCTGTGGCGCTCGGGCGAGTGGACCCTCGACGACGGCCGCAAGGCCCTCGCGGGATGGATGGATCTCGTCGAGAGCATCACGAAGCGCGGGGTCTCCGTGCGCCGGGCCCGCATCGTCTCGGTGCCCGTGACGGACTACATCAGGTATGAGCACGCGCTCTCACCGCTGAACCTCTCGGCGGGCGAGGAGGTCCGTTGGTTGCCTCGCCGGGAGGCCCTCGGCATCCCGTTGCCGGCGGCTGACTTCTGGCTGATCGACGAGCGCCTCGTCCGCTTCAATCACTTCTCCGGCGACGGTCAGGCAGTCGATCCCGAGATGAGCGAGGACCCGGCAGTCGCCGCCCTGTGCGCGTCCGCCTTCGCTGCCGTCTGGGACAGGGCCACACCGCACGGCGAGTTCCAGCTCTGACCCGCATACGCACCGGATAGCCGAGCCATGTCGTCACCATCTTCCAGCGTCCAAGAGGCTCGCAAGGCCATCGCGGATCGACTCAGACACATCCGCCAGGACGCCGGGCTGACCGGCCGGGATCTGGCTATCCGGTGCGGCTGGAACCCCTCGAAGGCGTCGCGGATCGAGAACGCGAAGACCCGCCCGTCCGACCAAGACATCCGCGAGTGGTGCCGGGCCTGCGGGGGCGACGACCAGGCGGACGACCTGATCTCCGCCACCCGCACCGCGGATTCGATGTACCGCGAGTGGCGTCACCTTCAGCGCACGGGCATGGTGCGGAACCAGACCTCGGACGTACCGCTGTACCAGCGGACCCGCCACATGCGCGTGTACTGCTCGAACGTGATTCCCGGCCTCTTGCAGACGCAGGGATACGCCGAGGCCCTCCTCGGCACCATTGCGGAGCTTTTCGAGACACCCAACGACGCGACCGAGGCCGCGACTGCCCGCGTCGAACGCTCGAAGGTGCTGCACGACGGCTCGAAGCGGTTCGCCCTGATCGTGGAAGAGGATGTGCTCTACTTCCCCTTCGGCGACGCCGAGACGATGGCCGGGCAACTCGGCTACCTGCTTACCGTGATGGCCTTGCCGAGCGTCTCCCTGGGCGTCATCCCCCGCACGACGGCCCGGCGCATGTGGACGCTGGAAGGCTTCCTCGCGTTCGACGCCGCACAGGTGCAGGTGGAGACCCTCTCGGCGAACATCATCGTGACCCGCCCGAGCGAGGTCGCGATCTACCTCCGGGCCTTCGAGCGGTTCTCGAAGATGGCCGTCCACGGGGCGAAGGCTCGCGCGCTGATCCTCGAAGCGATGACGGCGCTCGGGTGAAAATCTGCAATCTCGTGCAATCTCCTGGCCCCTGAACTCTCGCTCTCCGTAGCTTCGTTGGTGAACGCGGACGCCCGGCGGGGAGCGGAGGTAGGGCCATGGCTGACGGGGTTGTCGGGCAGCTCGGCTACGACACGAAGACAGACAACGTGGGCGAGATCATGGCTTTCCAGAACGGCCGCTACCACCTCCGCCCAGTCGGCGGCGGGAAGGAGTGGGAGGTCTCCCCGGACGACCTCGCCGAGCCGGACGCTCAAGCACGCCTGCGAGCCCGCGTGGCCGAGCTGAACAGGAGCGCGCTGTAGTGAGATCGGTGATGCGCTTCGTCGACTACACGATCAGCCACGTGCCCGAGGGCGGGGTGATCTGGGCTATCGCCTGCGGGCCGGGCGGCTGCGATTGGTCGACCGAGGGCGAGTCCGACGAGGACACGAGCAAGGCCGCCATGAAGCACACCGCAGAGACCGGACACGATCTCTTCCGCCGCACGGTCAGCGACCACGCCAGGGTCACGACTGCCGAGTCCGCCGGCACCTGA